GGTAGATGGGTATGATATAAACATGAGAGCATTAGTGGTTGGGATTGTGGAACATCGACTAGCAAGTTTTAATATCATCGACATATTATTATGATATCAAAATGATATCACTTATCAAAACATAAAATAAGACCGTAGTTAATTCTACGGTCTTTAATTATACTTATGAGTTACTATATTACGAGTTAGTAATACCTTATAAAGTCTCTGCCCATCACTTCATTAACCATGTCGAACATCTTACCCATGCCTAAACCATCCTTATTTGGAACCCAGATTTGCTTAGGATTCCAATAATCTGTACCAATTTTAGTAGCATCATAATTATGGTTATCAATCCATTGACCACCATTGATGCAATATTCATATTGTCTAAGATGAGTTTTAGCTAGCCTTTGGAATCTTGTTTCTCCTTTTTCAAGATGTGCTCCGTACCCGCAATACACGCACCCGGTTCTATCACAGCCTGTGCAACGATATTTATTGTTTTCATCAAGAACTATATCACCATATACACTAGGAATCTCAATATGATTATTAAAAATCAATCCTAGAATATCTTGCTCAGTGAAAATACTCATAGGCTTTGATTTCGGGCGCTTTGCACCATTGGATGAATAAGCATTACATCCTGTTCCAATCCAAGACCTAGCTCTAAGGATAGACTCTTCTGCCATTTCTGCTGTGATTGCATAATTGCCCGTTTCTTTCTCATATTGTTTAGCTGGTTTCTTTTTTAAATAGTTGCAACATTTATTGCTAAACATAATTGGCAATTCCATAAGTGGCAAATATTTCTTATGGCTAAATTGAACTTTACCATTATGAGGGTTAATATATTCTCCGTGCATTCTAATATCTTGCGCTCCACCGGGACAGACTCTTGCTTCACAGATACATTGAGATATTTCTTTTGAAATAATCGGATATCCGTATTTTAAAATACACTGAAAGAAATTTATTTCTGGTTTTCTAATGATAATGTTGTTATCAGATTTAACAAACTGTTTTACTTCTGGATATTCAAGGCCAGTATCAAAATAGACAACTGGAATATTTAAAAGTTCTGGAAATAATTTTGCAGCCTTCGTATGAATAATCCATTTTAATACTGTGCTATCCTTCCCACCAGAATAACTTAAATAGCATTTCCCATTTTCGTTATGATAAAACTTGGCTATCATATTTATACAATGCTGTAGTTTAAAATCAACAGATTGTGCTTGTAAATTTTGTAAATCTTCGTATGAATAATCCACAACCGTCCATTAACCAAACTGATTAGTGGACAGACTAGAAATCTCCCCATAGCACTTTCGTACCGCAATAACTCTAGCCTTTACGTTGTACTATTACATATTTACAACAACCCTGCTTACAGGGATTGGTTACTCCTTTCTAAAATCCTTATAAAATATATCACAAGCAATGTCTCTTAAATATTGCTTGTTAATCACTATATTAATTGGTTTCTCTGGTCTAATACACTCGCTATACACTAATTTCATATATTGATTGATAACAAAGTATCTTCGTCCTTTATAACTTGATTGATTTAACATAAATTCTTCTACATTATCAAAATGTATTTTGTGTTTTTGTATCTCTGGAAAAACTGCCTCTTGCAATTCTTTTGAGTTTAACAGAAATGCTTCTATGCTATCTAAATTATAAATATCATTAGTAAAAGATTTCGGGTAAATTATATTATAATATGTCGTCAATTTATTCTTATCAACAAACCATCCGACGCTATTACGATACCCAGCTTTATATAATTCAAAACTAAACGTATTCAAATCTCTTGTTAAATATTTTATAGCCGCCTTTTCATCAACAAGATATTCTTTGTTATATCTATTTAATATAACATCAATACCAGAGATATCTTGTTCTTTTGTTGGTTGTTTAACAGAGAAACCATGCTCATCATAGAGCATGGTCATATATTGATGAATTACGTTTTCTTGTTTTAAATCAAGTTGTCTGTTGGAATAAATTATATCACTTTTTGACGAACCTTCCACAGTGACATTCACCACTTTCTTGCTCTCTAAATTCCTTACACATACACTTCGTATCTTCATTCTTAATTAGAGAACATGGGCAATAGCCATTGTTTGACTTAATAATATTGGCAAACTCAATATGTTCCTCATCTGTCCAAGTTGGATTTTTAATAATACTCATTTTATTCCCCAACCTCCATAGTAATTCCTTTTAGATTATAAGCGTTAAATATCTGCTTTAATGCAAAATCTACGTCATCAATTACAATATTTTCTCCCTCTGCATATCCCCTGCGTTGTAGAGCATCATGGATGGTGTAAATTCTAACAATCTTAGTATCAGACTCATATCTACGTCTAAAATAACAACAATATCCAGTGCTAGACTGGGATTCATCAATAATAATAAAACCGTCAGTTGAGAGAATATCTTTGAGAATAGTTCTCATGTGATTAATTTGACGATAAGAATTAACAAGAATATTGCAATTGTTAGAGATTGCGTATCTCGCTATTTGATAACTACGTCCTGTACCACGAGAAGAAAGAATTTTAATCATACTACACCTCTTAAAATTCTAAATATAAATCGTCACTCGATTTTTTTAATAAATCACCAAGCCATTCCATTCTATCACAGACCAAATCATTGTATGCGACTGTGGCTTCTTGAATAGTATCAGCATACTTAAAAATATATGCAGGAGTGCTATCTAGCTCTGAACCATCAAATTGATTGTCAGGGTCAAAACCATCTTTGTCAGAGTAGAACCTATGATTCTTTACAATACCCTTTGTTGGAACTGCCGTAAACAATCTATTAGTATCATGATTAAAAAATTTATATGCAAAACCATAAACGGTTATATTTTCTGGAACTGTATCAAAGTTATAAATCACATACCTTCACCTCAATTAAATATATCCATTAAAATAATCATCAACAAATTGTTGTAACGTATCATAAGCTGCGCCATCTTGATGTGAATACAGTTCATCAAGAGCATCAGTTAGGTCTTGCCTATCATAAGAATTATCTTTACGCTGATTGCATTTATCATTTATTTGATTATAATAAGCGTTGATTAACCTCTCTATAAGAGCTTCTTTGAGCTGTTTCTCACTCTTATGGTTGCAATCTGGAATAGTATATTCAAGAGAATAAATATCGTCCATTTGTTCTTCTGTTAAGAAAAATGTGTACGGAGCACGCTCTGGTGTATCATCAAAAATAAATTTAACAAGAAACTCTGAACTACTGTGATTATCCCTAACGCAGAAATCATCTGACCAATCAGAGTTAATAGCTTTCTTTAGGTCTTCTCGAATAAAATCAAAATAGCTACCACTAGTTACGTTGTCATAAAAGCCTTGAAGAATAGTCTTAAAATTATTAATCGTATTATTTACGCTTCTTTGGTCATAGCAATTTGTCTTTTGTTCAAAACTATAATTACCGCACCCATCTACTTTTGTTCCTAGTGGTGCAATAATCCATACACCATAATAATCAGATTTAAATGAAAATTCAAGACTCAGTGTTTTCATATTATCCTTACTCCGTGATACAACGATTACTTAGTTTCTTATAAATATCCTCGTATAGTTCCCCTTTATCTCCGTTAAATGTGTATTCTGCGAGAGTATTATCTACTTTATTGCTAACGATACACTTCCAGTTTTGGAGAGTTTTACAAGACCATACAACAAAAGTGTCATTAAATGCAATCTTTGTATCACCAAATTTATGATTCCAAAGAATATATTCTACACGGCACTTATCCTGAAAATCACTCATACTACTAATTTTCATAAATCACCATAATGCCAACCCACCCAATCCCTTACTTGAAATTAATTATTCACAATATAACTTAACTAAACCGTCTCTTAGTGTCTCTTTTAAATCAATTACTCTTTGATTTCTACTCCCACGCCATTTTAGAGTAATATCATGCTGAGATTTAATATATTCCCCATCTACTAAGACATCAATATATTTAACAATCTCTTGAGTATCACTTCTATTCATTACTTCCTCATACTCATATCCAGTCCAACACCAAATATCTTTTTGAGGGAACTTTTCTTTTACTAATTTGACAAGGCGTGTGAGTTCTGGAATATTCTCTTTCTTTAGTGGGTCTCCACCACTAAGAGTAAGACCAGAAATATAATCATGATTTAGAGAATTAAGAATCTCATTTACTGTGTCATTAGTAAACTTGCTCCCGTAATTGATGTCCCAAGTTTCAGGATTTTGACATTCATCACAACAATGGTCACAACCACTCACCCATAGAACAACCCTTACTCCCTCTCCATTTGCAATGTCGTATTTTGTTATCTTAGCATAATTCATTACTGGACTCCTAGATGAACAACTCGCTCTTTAATCTCTTGTGTGCGACCTTGATTCCAGTCATTAGTACCAAGATAACCACAAGTTCTACGCACGATGTTCATTTTTGATTTATCACGATTTTTACAATTTGGACATTCCCAAACTAGCTTACCATCATCATCTTTTACGATTTGGATTTCTCCGTCATAACCACAGACCTGACAGTAATCACATTTGGTATTTAGTTCTGCATACATAATGTTGTCATAAATAAACTTGATTACAGAGAGAACAGCCTCGACATTATTATTCAAGTTAGGTATTTCTATATAACTTATGGCACCACCCGGAGATAGTTTCTGAAATTCGCTTTCAAATTTCAGTTTTGTAAAGGCATCAATCTTTTCGGTTACAACAACATGATAAGAGTTTGTAATATAATTTCTATCTGTAATACCCGGAATAACACCGAAACGCCTCTTTAGGCACTTGGCAAACTTGTATGTAGTGGATTCGATTGGGGAGCCATACAAACTATAATCAATGTTTTCAGAGGCTTTCCATTCATTACACTTATCATTCATGTGTTGCATGATTTCAAGTGCGAACGGTTTTGCCCCATCACTTGTATGACTCTTGCCAGTCATAGCAATAACGCATTCGTAGAGACCAGCATATCCTAGACTAATGGTTGAATAACCGTCATACAGGAGCTTATCAATCTTCTCTCCTTTCTTTAGACGAGCAAGACCTCCATGTTGCCAGTGAATTGGAGATACATCTGATAGAGTACCAAGAAGTCTATTATGGCGAATCTGTAGCGCCCTGTGACACAACTCAAGACGTTCGTCAAAAATCTTCCAGAATTTATCAAAATCTTTGTTTGCACTTAAACCGACATCTGCAAGATTGATAGTAACAACGCCTTGATTAAAGCGTCCGTAATACTTCTTTCCCTTAACCCAGTTATTAGCATTCGCTAAATTCTCTGTTGTGCGGTCAGGAGTTAGGAACGAGCGACACCCCATACAGGGGAAGCAATCACCCTTATATTCCAGCATTTTCTTTTCTGAAATATAATCTGGAACCATACGCTTTGCTGTACATTTAGCGGCAAGCTCTGTTAGATAATAATACTTATCTCCCTCATGGATATTATCTTCTTCTAGTACATAAAGAATCTTTGGGAATGCAGGAGTAATCCATACACCCTGTTCATTTTTGGTTCCCTCAATTCTTTGCTTTAGAACCTCTTCGATGAGCATTGCGAAGTCGTCTTTTTCTCTACCATCCTTTACTTCATTTAAATAAAGGAAAATAGATACAAATGGTGTCTGCCCATTAGTCGTCATCAAAGTATTAATTTGATACTGAATTGTCTGAACTCCACGTTTAATTTCTTCTTTTAGACGACCTTCTGTAATCTCATTAATCTGTTCATCCGTAGCATTTGAATTTAACAGAGCAACTTCTTCCATCACTTGCTTTCTGATTTTCTTTCTGCTAACATCAATAAATGGAACGAGATGTGCTAACGATTCGCTCTGTCCACCATATTGATTGCTTGCTACTTGTGCCATCACCTGAGTCGCAATATTGCAAGCAGTTGCAAAACTATGAGGCTTCTCAATTAGAGTACCGTTAATCACAGTACCATTTTGGAGCATATCTTCCAGATTAATTAGGCAACAGTTTCCAGTTACAACACCACCGTCAAGAGTAAAGGAATGTGTTTCTGGCTCTTCAACACACCAAGCATCATATTCAATATCTGGACGATAAGGCGTAATTTTCTTTACGCTCCATAAATTGTTTGCATTTTGGTATTTTCTGAACCGGAAGTTAATTAGTCTAGCATTTTTCTTGAAGTTTGTATCATGGATAGTTTCGGATTCGCTTGCAATATAAAATCCTGCGATAGAGGAAATATCACGAATCATTTCTGCAACTCGGTCATCAACAGTAGAGACTCTATTGGTTTCAACGGCTCCGTCTGCCGCATAAAAACCATCAAAAAGAAATTGCTTTCTTTTTCCATCTAGGAAGCGCCATGCTTTAGCATTTAAAAAGTCTTGCTTAAAAGCGTTCTTACACAAAGCGTAGGCATCTCCACGGTAAGATTCTGGATATGTGACAGTGTAACCAGCCTTTACAAAGTAATCTACATATACTGATTTTTCTCCGCATAAGCGAACTGTTGTATAGCCAGATTTCTTATCGACACCATCTCCAATCGCAAAACCAATAGCCCATGCTTGGTAGTCTTCTTTTGACTTCATTTCATATTTAGACAATTCAGGTAGCGATGTAAGAACCATTCCTTCTTTTAAATTCGTCGTTACACTTCCGTCATTCAATAACCATCTGTGATTGGCGGTACAGAGGACGTGCTTAATTGAACGACCAGACTGAATCATGACATCTTGCATTTTTTGTTTTCCGTACTTTTTTACGGTAGCAATATGCCATTCGCCATCAGAGCCAATAACCTTAACAGTTTCACCGTCATTGAAATCTCTAAATTCTTTTACACCATCATCCGTTACAAGACGTGTGTTACCCTTAAAACAGTTATGCATCCGTTGAATCGCATAGTCAGAGTCATGAAAATGAATCAAGCCTTGCTCATGTGCTTCACGAATGTCTTTTGGAAGAATCAGACGATTTACAATATCACGGCTTACTTCACCAGCAATATAATCACGTTGCGTAGCTGCAATTTTAGGATTCTTGTTACTGTTTTCTTGAATTACATCTTCATTTACGCCATCAACAATAGACAGAATTTTGCCATCAGTCGTATTACCGTTTCTAGCAAGCTGGCGCTCATAACGATAACGAATATACGTTTTTGCGACATCATAATAACCGCGTTGCATCAGAAGTGACTCAATTGCATCTTGAATATTTTCGACAGATACGGCGCAATCTTGTGCTTTAAAATTATTATATACTTCTGTGGCGATTGTCTGAATTGCAATCTGCGGCATCGCTTCCCCACCGCTTTTTTCTACCTCGTCGCTTGCTTTTTGAATTGCAAGCGTTATCTTTCCTTTTTGGAACTTGTCCTCACGACCATCACGCTTAATTACATTCATGCAACCAGCCTTTCTAAAATTTAACAGATAATTAATCTTCTTTTAATTCTTGTTGAGCTAGTGCAACATTCGCCCACATAGTACATTCTTTGAGCTTTTCAAATGCAAGTTGCTTACTCTTACCCTTTGGAAGCTCACTTAGAATTTTACTTAGCCGATACGCTTCCTGAGAAATATCTTCATTCAGTTCACGGCCCTTGTCTGAAAATTCTACTGAGTAAAACAAACGACTATCAAACGACAATAGCACCAGCTCCTTTCAATTTAACAAGAAATAAATACTCGAAGAAAATCAGTTAGGCTCCCGACTTCCTTTCTGACCTTCTACAAGTATTATATCAAAACAGAATGATTTTGTCAATATGCAAATTACACTTGTAACAGTTTTGTAACCATTGCATATATTTACCCATCATCTGTTGTTCTATGTAATATTATACTCAAGAAAAATATTTGTCAATAGGTTTTATGTGATTGTAATAATTTTGTAACCTTTACACATTTCTGTTAAGATGAACTATCTGTTATATATTATTATATTATAATATATATATATATATATATATTAAATAAATATTATATTTATAAATATAATATAAATAATTAAATATAAATATACATTATATAGTTATTATTATATATTATTATATTATAATATATAATAATATAAATAATAAATATTATAATAATTATTTTATATTAATATTAATAATTATATATAATATAATAATTTATATATATTATTATTATTAATTATATAATATATATACTAATAATAATATATTTATATTATTTTCATTATTAATCTCTGGATTAAGTTCCGTCGATTTGAGGATGAAGCCGCCAACTTCAGAGTATTATATCATAATTCTTGTTAAATTGCAAGACTATAATTGGTTACAAAAATATTACAGTTTTAATAAAGCCTTGACTTTTCCTGTTAAATTTGATAAAATAATTAAAAGAAAGGAGGTCTGCGAATGAGTAAGTGTCATAGATGCGATGCTGCTTGTAAGTATTTCCCAACAGAAGCCAGTAAGATTTTAGATGAATATTTTGATGCTTATGGTATCAAACATAGAGAGTCTATTTTTTCGTGTTGGTATGACGGACATCGTATTACGGAATATGAAGACTGCGTTAATTATAAATCAAGAAAGGGTAAGGTGTAAGTTTGTCAAAAATTGACCTATTCTATACTCTGAAATTAAACACGTCTGATATTTACGAACAAATTGCAAAAAATGGTTGTGTCGAAACCGATTTTAAAACAGCGAAGAATGCTGGTTGGGTGGTTGCTCTTGGTGATAATCAACTACTAAGATTTATTCGTCAGATTAAGGATAAACCTTTTGATAAAGAAAAGGTTCAAACTCTTTATGATAGGCGTAATATTTTAAAGCAAGACAAGAGTTCTAAGAGGAACGCAAGAGAAATTACAAAGATTCAGAACGAAATCAATGAACTGCTATTTGTTCCAGACCTTGTGACAGTTAGAACTGACACAACGCAGAAGGATTATAAACAGCTATGCAAGACTGGATTCTCTGTTAAATTTAAAGTGAATGAGACAGAGTATATAACAAAGTATAAGCGTTTATGTGCTGGGGCTGGTCAGCTAAGAAAGAACTCTGCTAACTTTGTAAACGCAGAAATTTATGACCAGTTGCTCAATATTATGCTTTGTGGTCTTGACGCAAAAAGCATAGGCAAGATTAATCTTGCTAAATTCGGAGCTTATCTTGCGCTATCTACTTCTGCCACTAGAGTTGTTAAAACACCAAGAATCTGTGTCATTGACGATTATGAATATCCTTTGAAAGACCAAATTGTCGATTGGATTTTTAAAAATGAAAAAGGCGAAGACGATATCAGAACCGAAAAAATTGATTTTACAATGAATGCTTTCGACGGCGCTGGTATGGTTTGCCCTGAAATGGCTGAGAGATGGCAACAGGATTTAGAACTTGACTATTTACCATCTAGCTTTATCGTGAGGGCTGCATGGTTTAAAGGTCTTTGTTCAATTTTCGACTTTAGACGTTTTGCTCATGAAATAGCACATAAAGATACGATTACGGATATTTATGGGGTAACATATAATATTGATGAAATTGACGTTATAGCTGGTTCATCAATGTTTAAACTTCATAAATGTTACCCTAATTTTCAAGTCTATCAAAGTTACTTTAAGCGTTATGGTCATGTGTTTGGTGTAGCAAGAGTATCTAAGAAAGTATCAAACCAACTTAGCACCCTAAATTACCAATATATTCAGAGCAACGATTTTACAGAAGAGTCAATTAAGAGCCTAGCAAATCCTACCATTGATTGGCTTCAGAAAGTAATGTCATGCGACCCACTTTATGCTTCTTTTATGATGGTTGGATGTCATGACAGAGATACACTAGAGCAGATAGAGAACAGCCTTGAGTCTCCAATCGCTAAATGTCTATTATATAATACGGATATATTAAATGATAGTTATGCTAAAAGTAAAGTAATGCGTCTAGTTCGTAAAAAGATAGACCAAGCAAAAATTGGTAAAGTTTATGTTGAGGGTTCTTATGATTTTTTGATTCCAGATTTGTATGCTATGTGTGAACACGCATTTGGCATGGAGGTACACGGATTACTACCTCCAAAATGTATGTATTCAAAACGCTGGGTAGATAAAGGAGCAAAGGTTGTAAGCACTCAACGTAGTCCTCTAGTTGCCCCTGCTGAGAATCAGTTACTTAATGTTTATTCTGATGATAAATGTAAGGATTGGTTTGGGTATTTGGAGTGGGGAAACGTATATAGTATTTGGGATTTGACAATTATTAGTCAATCTGATGCGGATAAAGTCTGATTGTCCGAGAATGTAGTAATACATTTATAGAATGTGGTGAACCTAGAAATCTAGGGTGTCTAATTTAATTAGGCTAACGGTAAAAATCTAAGTAGTAATTAAGTTTTATATTATTAAAAGGATTGGAGGTGAGAGCGTGAGTGAATATTATGTTTATGGATGGCAAGATATAGACAGTGGAGAAATGATATACATTGGTCAAGGGAAGGGAAAGAGATATTCTGAATGTGACAGAACAAGAAGAAATAGCTTATTTAATAATTACTTGTTGAATCACGAAGTTTATCCATTCATCTTGATAAATAACTTAACAGAACAAGAGTCTTTAGAAAAAGAAGCACTCCTTGTCAAATTCTATAAAAATATTGAACAGTGTATATGCAATATTGCGGCAGACGGGTATAGAAGTATGCCGGGAAGTTCTAATCCAAATTATCAAAACGGAGACGTTCTGAGGAAAACCTATAAAGAGCATCCAGAACTCAAGGAGAAAACAAAACATTGTGGGCTTGATAATGGGATGGCTAGACCCGTCATGATAATTATTGGACAAAAAGAAATCAGATTTAAATATGTAACTGATGCAGCGCAATATTTGATAGACTCTGGAATCTCAAAGGGGAGTTTAGCAAATGCTAGAAGCGCAATTGCAACTAGAGCAAGGTCTGGCAAGCCGTATTGTGGGTGCTATTTCAAATATATCTGATTTTTATATAAATTACTATACGAAAATACCGTGCCAAGGCATTTAGAGTGCAAGGTGTAACGACTAAGGTTCGTATTTATACGATAAGAGATTTAATGTGAAATTCATTATTTCGTAGTGCCACACATCCTTAAAGGATGAAGAGATAGTCTACTCCGAAGCTTGAGATAAAGCTTGTTAAAGTATAGCGAAAGCTACGGTATAAAGGTTTGACGGCGATATCAGCCTTACTTCTGATAATGAATATTTGGTAAACGCAATCAATCCAGATTTACCAATTATCACCTATGAAAAACAGAAAGTGAAGGCTCAAAAAATCAATTTTGATAATTTAGGTTCTTTTGATGTAAAGAGTTTCGACAGTCCTATTGGAGGCATTACGAATCTTGCAAGCAATCTTTATGCAATGAAAGATTCGTTTCCAAAAGATTCTAAAGAGTATACTGAAATTGAAAAACGTATTAGGATGCTTCGTTTTTATCAGGGTCAAGCTATCGACCACGCTAAAGGAGCAGTTTATACTCCACCAAATAAATATTGGTCACATCGCCAAAAATATATCCAAATTACTGATGATATGACTGATGAACAGAAACAAGAGATTCAAAAACAAAACGAAGAAATCAAATTTAACAACAGTATTTGCTGTGACAAGAAAACCTACTTTTTTGGTTATGTTTATCCAAAAGAAATGGCAAGACTCAAGCATTATAAGAAAAAACAAGGAGACCTTTGCCGTAAAAATTTTGGTTGTAAACTAAAAGACCTAAAGCAAAAACAAGATAAAACAGTAGAAGAAAAGCAATTCCTGCGTAATTATTACAAGTATATACCTCTGTTTAACTCTAACTGCACGATGAATAATCTGGCTAGATATGTAGAAGATTATGAATTTAAAGAGAATAAATCTAGTAAGTATTTTGACTATTCTTGCCTAATGTCTAACAAAGACAGAGAATTTAAGAAGAATATCTGCAAGCAGATTCAAGATGTCATTCATAAGTTCCAGCATAATTATCCTATTCTTCTAAAGAAGATTGGTCATGACCGTGATTGGGGTATTGAGGATACTAATACTCTCGGTTCTGACAGAGAATCTTTCTTTGACGGTTTCTTTGATTATTACAAGAACGAACTTATAAATATTCTATCCAACGAAGAAGAACTTGTTGATTATATTATTTATGTTTATTATGAACAATGCAAGTCTGCCGATAAATCTCTTCTTTGGGAACTATACTCAGATGTTGTTCTAAATAATGTCAAAAATAATTCAGACCACTATTATAAGATTGTGGAGTCCGAAGATGGTCAAGAGTTTTTTGGTAAGAAGTTTGTTTTACAGGAGGTAGCTAAATGATTTTTAATGAATACGAAAGAGCTGCCGAGATAGACGAGAAGCAAAAATTCTCAACGGATATTATGACAGATGGTATTCTTCTCGCTAGGTTCTATAAAACAAATGGTCTTAACAGAGAAGAGACGCAAGAAAAGATTAAAACGATTCTCTTTAGATTAGATGGTTGTTTTACCGACAAGTTCAAGGAAAAATCTTTAAGGGATATTATGTCTGGGTTTGATTCTTTTGAACTTATGGATAATGAGCCAGTATATTTTTACAAAGAAGAAATGGATATTATTAAACAGCTAAAGAATAAGACCGCAAGAAAAGTTTTGTTCGCTATGTTGTATATCCGTAAGGCTTCTGGCGAGAATGAGTTTGAAGCAGAAGCAAAAGACATCAACAGACTTTGCGTAAAGAGAATTTATCCGAATAGTCTTTATCCAGCATATCACGAGTTGAAAGAACTTGGATATGTCAAGTATACGAACTTCAAGGGAGAGAATAAGACCGAGATTGTTTATCCCGCTCTAAATATTCAGTATACTTCTGAGCCTGTTATTGTGATTCGTGATAAGCATAATATAATGAATTATTATTGGAATTATATCGGTGAAGGGAAATTTTCTATTTGCAAAGATTGCGGAAGACTTGTTCCCGTAACATCTTTTAATGTTGATTATTGTGAAAAGTGCGCTAAACAGCATTTGCTTGAAAGCTATAGAATTGCAAGCAAAAAATACAGAGATTCCAAAACGTCATAACAAGAATTTTCAAAAAACATAGGAATGAAGCCACTTTTCAGACTTCTTGCACATTTTCTCTAAATGAATAGGGAAACATAGAAAGTTCCTATTCGCAGACCAGTATTTCGCTGGTCTGTTTTTTTATTTATGAGCAAGCGGAATTAAACAACCGCCCAAGTGAATTAAAAGGAAAATAATGATTAAGATTTCTCGCTCTGATATGGAAGCGCTACGCAAGGTTGGTCTAATCAAAGAGGGTAGTGAGCGTAATTATACCGTCACTAACCGTAAGAAGCATAGTTCACAAAAAGACTATTATGTAGTGGAAGACCGTAAGATTCTTGCATTTCTAAATCGCAAAAAGGAATACTAATACGATTGGAGGAATTGTAGAATGAATTATAAAACTCCAATTCGTAATGATGGAGAAATGGTAGAGCAGCAGATTCTACTATCTGGCAATAACTCCATCAAGAAAAATCTAGCAATTTATCAGCGTAAGATTCTGATTAATCAAGAAATTACGAATGAATCCGTTACGGAAGCCATCTATTATCTATATACACTTATGGACTTGGATATAGAAGAGGGTACAGAGAAGAATCCAAAACCTATTGATATTCTTCTAAATACTCCGGGTGGCTCTGTATGGGATGGTCTCATTCTAGTTTCTCTGATTGAACAGATGAAAGACATGGGTTACACTATCAACACAACCGCTATCGGTACTGCTGCTAGTATGGGTTTCATTATTTTTATTACTGGTTCAAATCGTTACTCTTATCGTCATGCACAATTTATGCTGCACGATATTTCTACGATGATGGGCGGTAAAGTAAAAGACCTAGAAGAATCTATGGAAGACCTAAAGAAGTGCCAAAAGCAAGTGTTCGATATTATTAAGAAATATACTCATATTCCAGATGAGCAGCTAGATGACTGGGTTAAGCACAAACGAGATGTTTTCTTTTACCCAGATGAAGCTGTTAAATGCGGTATTGCAGATAAGGTGCTTTGAGCAAGCGAGGATAAACTCTCGCCCAAGGGATTGAAAGGGATAAGTATTTGAATAATACTACTAAAAATACTCAAGATATTGAAAAGACTGAAACAATTTCTGTGGAAGATATGACAAAGGAACAACTAGTTCAGCTATTCTATAAGCTGGCTGATGAAGGTTGTTTCGACGATGAAGATATTAATGATTGCGATGGTTGTCAGTGTTGCGATGATGACGATGATGATGACATTGGCGATATTGTAGACCCTGTTATTGGATTTAACCTAGAGAATGTTATTGATTCTGAATTTGATGCAGAAGAATTTAATAAAGGCATTAAGTCGATGAGCTTTGTGGCTGGTCAACTGATGGCGCTACAAAACGCTGGTATCAAACCTCAGAATGCTCTTGAGTATCTACACGCCACTCATTCTCAGGACAGTGATTGCGAATGCGCAAAGCACGTTGCAGAACTACAAGCCGCTGTTAATGAAAAGGCTGAGAAGAAAAATCTAATTGAGTCAAAAAAGAATATAGCTTAAAACTATATTCTTAAATTATATTATATAAACAGCTATGTGCTATAAGGAATGAAAGGGAATTTTTATTATGACTTCTACTGCTATTATTAAGATGATTGCTGACAAGACTGAGTACACTCAGAAGGATATTAAGGCTTTTCTAGCTGCTGCTGAGCCTGTTCTGCTAGAAGCACTAAAGGATGGAGAGTCCTTCAAGATTATGGATGTTACTGTTTCTCTAGCTGATGTTGCAGAGCGTACCGCTCGTAATCTACAGACCGGCGAGATGATGACTGTCCCTGCTCACAAGAAGGTTTCCTTTAAGCCCTCCAAGGCTCTCAAGGAAGCCGTAAAGTGATTTAACCAAAGATTGTTATACTGGTGTTTCGCCACCAATATTAAGTGCGAAGCGTTATAAGCGGGTAATCCACCGCCTAGAAACAGAAGCGTGGAGCTTTATATTGATATCGCTGGTATACCGATTAAAGTATACCTTATATAAACCGGGTGATAGTGCTGCTGTACTAACCAGTCTCATAAACTGTGACGGCGTAGTTGGATTCTACGACCCGGAACCAATAACAGAGAAATAGGATTCTCTGTTAAATTTAAATAAAGAAAAAGAGGATTTTCTGTTATGCGTTTTTATTCTGATGTATGTCACAAGCTATTTGAATCACAAGAAGAACTAGAAAAGGCTGAAAAAGCTTTGGCTCAAAAAAATGATGAAGAAGCTAAGAAGAAAGCTGAACGCAAGGCTGATGCCGATAAGGTTCAGAAAGCTCACGACGAAGTGTTTAAAAAGTACGACGAGTATTGCAAGCTAGTTGATGAGTTTGTAAAGAAGTACGGTTCTTATCATACTACGATTGACAAGCCAATTCATCTTAATGATGTACTACGGTCTTTTGCGGATGTATTTTGGTTTTAATTATTAAAATTATAGAAGGAGGCTAAAGAATGTCTGAAAAAGTCGAGATTTTTCACTTTGATGATATTGCTAATAGTTATCACGGTGAATCTCTATATTGTGGGCTAAGTTCTTCACTAAGCCTCCAAATTGATAAAGATTGCACAATTACTGTATATGGGCAAATCAATCCTCGTTCTGGCGAATATTTTCAACTGCAAGTTTTAAATGAAGAGACAATGAAAACTTCTCCAAATATTACTTCTGCTGGAAATTATTTTGTCCATATAGCTGGATGCTATCACGTTAAATTTCAAGTAGAAAACGCTACTGATGTAAAAGTCGCTGGTGTATTCGGAAAATATCACTATCCGTCTGCGGAAGTAGACTTGGACGACTATGCTTCTATTGAATATGTAGACAGCAAGCTGGGTGCTGCAACGGAAGAAGAATTTAGAGAAATGCTTGAAGAAGTTCTAAATACTCCATCTACAAGTGCTGTATTTAAAGATGGAAATTTAGTTATTAATAATTTTTCTTATGATGATAGCACAAAGAATTTTAATATTGAATAATTTAAAACAATATATTTAAACAAATAGCGGTTTTCCGAAAGGTTGTAATTAACGCCTATATTGCGTTCCCGCATTTTATATAAATATTAAACATAATCTACATCTTCTAAGATATATATCTTACGGGTGATTTTATGGAAATTGATGGCAAAAAGGTTGCTTCTACTGGGACTACTGCATTAGGAATTATTGGTTGACACCATACAGCCAAAATAACGCTTTTCGCTTTGTCAAGCGGATGTAATTAGCTGAGTTTTTATTAAACTCGTAAGTAAAAAATACTAATTATATTAACGGGGGAGTTTGAGTACACAATCCCGTGGAAAGGAATTTATACAAATGAAAGAATTTAGAAAAGTGCCTAGCTTAAAGTTTTTATATGAGATTAGTCGAGATGGCATTTTGCGTAATGTAAAGTCTAAAAAGGAAACGAAGTTTGACTTAGAGAAGAATGGATATTATAGATGTACAATTCATAATAAAAGTATTGCATCTTCTCCAAAGCACTTTTATAAACATAGACTTATTGCTGAATGTTGGTGTAAAATACCAGAAAGATTGGTGGCTTGTTCTATAAATGATTTACAGGTGAATCATATTGATGGGAATAAAGCAAATAATGATTATAAAAATCTTGAATGGGTTCTGCCATTTGAGAATCTTCGTCATGCCGTCAAGAATGGACTTTGGTATGAAAGCGAAGAATTTACAGAACAAAAACATGAAAAGAAACCGATTATGTGTGTAGAAACCGGTGTTGTCTTTGAATCTTCTTATAAGGCGGCAGAATGGATTTGCGAAACTACTGGGAAATCTGCAAAGTATTTCAATATGTCGAATCATATTCGTGAAGTCGCCAGAGGTAAGAAGTGGAAGAAAACGGCTTATGGATACCATTGGAAATTTGTATAAATTAAATCTGTACAGACTATCTCCTTAATAGGAGAGTAAGGATTCTATTGACACGAATCTTGAAAAAGCGTTACTGTTTTACAGTAAGATATAGTCGATTAAATTATAATGACTGTACTCGGAGGCACAGCATTGGCTGGTCAACTAGGCGGTAATGGTGGTGGCAGTGGCTCACCTAACGGTAGTGGACTACTAGGTGGTCTATTTGGAGGTGGCAATAACAATACCTGTTATGTTACCGAAAAAGAGTTCTATCAGAACCAACTAGCTGATACCAATATTATGTATCAGAATCTAATGAATACAAATAGTGCTCTGTGTGAACTAAGCCAGCGTGTTGCAAGCGATGAAGTTTCTATCGCTAAGAACTTTGAAATCGCTGCACTAAATAGTGAATGGCAGCAGAAGATGAATGACAAGCAGTTTGCTTGTGTTGATGAAAAGATGCAGTGGATGGATAAGTTTATGAAGGCTTATGTTGATTCTGCTACTTGCGATTTCATCAAGGCAAAGCATTATCTTTCTCCTTCTGACCTTGCTGACCCTTACACTAACACTTCTCAGGTAATTGTATCTGTTCCTACCTATCAGTTTACAACTACTGCTTGTGCAGCGAATTACTGCAATCCTTATTTTGTAAGCGGCACTGCTTATGCAAATGGCCCTGCTTACACTAATACTGGTTGTGGTTGCAACGGTGGACTTACTTTCTGATTAAGTTCTAATTAATCTTTATTGTGGGACAAGTATTCCACAGAATAACATTATATACATTTTTACTTATTTTTTTACAAGCGGGTGAAGATTTATGAACTTCACAAATCCAAGTCCTCTTATTGGAGGTATGCGTTCTCCACAGAATGTTATGCCAGTAGATGTGGGAGGAACACAAAATCAATATCAGAATCAATATCAAAGAAATATGTCACCAGAACAGTGGGAGTATGTACAACAGGTTCGTAGAACTGGTTACGACCCAAATATGATGCCTCAAGTGCAGCAACCACAACAACCGGAACAGTCTGACCCTTATAATGACTTTATTACAGAGTTTAATCAGTGTTCTAATGTAGTTCAGGAGAGTATATTAGAAAATCCTGAATTTAAACAGTGCATGGCTGAATGCGACAAAAAGATTCAGGCAACTATGGAAGCGCTAGTACGTCCCCAAGTTATGCAGACACAAGATGGTCGTGTAGCTTTTGAGAGGTTGTTAGCATCTTTCCGTGGCGTCAGAGACCAAGCGAAACAGCAAGAAGCTCAGAATATGCAAAGAATACAAGCATTGATGAATGATGAAGTTGTTCGTAAGCGTATTGAAGAGTTAGAGAAGAATAAGTGAGGTGTTTGCTATGATTTCTGATAAAGAACTTTTTAAACAGATGGCTGACCGTGATGTTATAAATTTATACCGTTATCTTATTTACAATCTTGCTGGTGGTACAAGTATTGCTACTTATGCAAGTTTGTTTGAAGATAAGATTTTGGGATATGCTAATATTGGTGTGGATAAAGCTTGTGATTGGCTGTTTGGTAAAGATGTCGGTTGTGACATTGACGAGGCGGCTGATATTGCACAAGCTGTTGTTTCTGATAAAATTGAAGAATACCGCAAACGTGTTAAAGAACAACGTGCGGCTAAAAATGCGTAATAACATTGTAACATAATTGATAGTCCTAATAAATAGGTGATTATTATGAGATGGCCTATCGTGACCGTTACATCACTTGATAGCTCTGGTGCTGGTGTGGACGTATTAAAGGCAAATCCTATATATACCATAGAAAGTTTGCCCTATCCAAGACGCTATTATTATTTTGCCTTGCTCATTAAGATTGGTTTTGAATTTAATGACAACAAATCTCTTTTACTGACAGATAATAATGAGGTAAACAAGTATCACCTTGTTGACCGTCTTGGTAATGCAGTCCTTGCTTCTCAGGCTATTGGATACTCTCAGAGCCAGAGATTAATGTACTGTATGTATGACGATGTAAAGAAAATTGTCCGCGTTCTAAGTCCTCTAGCTCCTACTGATTATTATATTGAGGGTTGGCTTACTTAATAATATAATAAGGAGTGAAAGGAATGGTATTAAATAACGGTATTGCCCCCTGCGGTACGATGTCAAGATGTTGTTGCTGTAATATGCGGCTTATTTGTGCCAAATCCCCTTACTGTATTATAAATTCAGGAAGCGGTTCTTCTGATAAGAAACTGGAAGAAATTGAAAATCTTGTCCAGCAACTAATTCAGTCACAAACACAGGCGCTTGCTGATTTTGAAGCAAAAGCTACTGCCGCTCAAACTAGTTTAAATACAATTGCTGCTAATATAGCAACATTGCAAACGACAAGTGATAATTTAACGACAACATTTGGTGAATTTGCACAAGATACAAAAACTAAGCTAGATGAAATCTATGCTAAAGTAGAAAATACACCAGCAACTAGTACAACTTCTATCAATGATTTAGATACGCCAATTGATGTAGATTCTTCTGATGTATCGGAGGATGATTCAAAATCACTCGCTGTATTAAAACCAAAAGAGGCAGAAGATACTATTCTGGTTGAAAAGAAAGGCTTATTTGGCAAGTCCAAATGGGTAGAACAAAAGAAGTAATTTTAAGTTAAATTTTAGAAATTATAGACTCTTTAGTAGGTATAAATTGTTATACTTAGTAAAGTGTCTATAATATATTGTTATAGACATAATTTGAAATTTAACTTATAGGTGTGCACCCGTATGTGCATGAAAGGAAAACATTATGACATTTGGTAAAAATGCGAAGAATAATCACCTTTATATTTGTAAAGAAGGTGATGTAGTATGAAGTATGAAAAGGAAAAATATTTCTCTTGTTATTCTCCCAACCTTAAAGAATATCTGGAAAGAAATGGATTTGAGCCTATTACTTCGTTTGTACACATCAGAGAGAATAAGACTTGCTGGGTATTTGAAAAAGTTCCCGAGCTATCTATATATCTTGAACAGTGGACTCGCAATCGCAAGTAAAGGGTAAATTATATGAAAAATATTGTAAGAAATTTTTCTGTCGCTATCGTTGTGTCTGTAACTATGTTTATTACCATTTATTATTCTATTGTATATGCGACAAAGAAACAAATTATGTTTGACAATTCAGATATTTTAATGATTATTTTCTTTGGATTGTTGTCTTTAGCAATTATATTTATGTTGCTTTATATTAATTCTAAGTTAAACGCGTTCTCTAATGCTTTATTTGATATTTCTGATAAAATTGATATATCAGAAGAAAATGTTGCAAATTTAGAAAGAAGCACACAAAGAATTATATTGAAGGAAATAAAAGGGAATAGGGAATTTAAGGAGAAAATTTTAGAAAGGATGGACTATGAAAAGAAATCCGAACAGCAATCGAAGCAAAAGATGGGTTGAACGAAACTGTTTATCTTCTGATAAGTGCGCATCCTATATAAAAGATTTGTGCGAAGCGTATAACCTGAAATATAAGATTTCTAATGATAAGCTTTTTATTGATGCTGATGGGATTTCTTATCGAGTTTATCCTGACTATGAAAATATATGTATAATTGCTGTAAATAAAAAAACAGGTGAGAAAAAATGGTATGACGGGGACTCGTGTTGGGTTGACTTTGTACTAGATATTCTCTAATGCTTTATTTGATATTTCTGATAAAATTGATATATCAGAAGAAAATGTTGCAAATTTAGAAAGAAGTCTTGACAATTTCTATATATTGTGCTATATTAACAATGGAAGCGAATAATTCCATAAAATAGTATAAGGGGAGATTGTTATGAATATTCATATAAGTTTGTTAATTTATAATCCGATTGAAGCGTATACAATTATATTGTTATGTGGAATTATCAGAGGCTCTGATATAAAAATTGGTAGGTATAAGATTTTAAAATTATTTATATTTGGTACAATAACATTTTTGTTTCAATATATACCATATTTTTGGTATGGCAAAATTATATTTCTTATATTGAATATTGTTATTACATATTTTGTACTTCCTGTTGTAATTAAGATAATATTTCTTATTATCTTCAAAGAGAATGTTGCACTGAGACAAGTATTAGTTTTCGTATTTATAATGGGAGTATTCTCGATTATAACATCAACAATATTTGGAATTATTTTCAAGAATGATATTTTGTTTTACAATAATAGTATTTTGCAAGAGTTTATATTGAATTTTTCTATTTTGCTCTTGCAGATTATATTATATAATTTTATAAGGATAAAGAAGGATAGATATGAAAAACTTTGTAAAGGCTATTGCAAAAGGAGCTAGTTGTGCATCTTTTACTTTCTTTGGTCACTATCAGCCTAAGATGCCTAAGTCTCTAATGGAAAAGATTATTAGCAAAAATAAGAAGGAGAACTAATCCGACTTATATTATTATAGACATTATAGAATAATATAAGGGAGTCGGCTTGTTGGCTGGCTCCCTATTTTTTTGTAAATAAGGAATATTCTTATTATGGATATTTTTAAATATATTGAAGATTTATCTTATAAAATTGGTTTAAAGATAGCAAATTATTTTCATGAAGATGATGATGGAATTGAAGAGACACAATACGGTATGTTTGCTATTTTAAGTTTTTTGTTTGAATTTGGAACTGGGCTTATTATATCGCTTATTTTTGGATATGTCAAGTATTTTCTTGCATTTCAGATTACCTATTGTTTTCTACGTTCTGTTTGCGGTGGTGAACACTGTAAGACATTTGCTTCTTGTTGGTTGGTAACGAACATTATCTCATTTGTTGGAAGCATGATGGCTATTTTATTATCCGTAAACAGTATATTTGTAATGATTGGAGTTATTATTACATTTCTGGCATCTGTTGATATGTTTTATATTATTCCAAAGCCAAGCGAAAACTCTCCTAGTAGAGGAAGCAGAGATATTGAGTTTAAAAGACGCTATATTAAGGGAACTTGTGTGTTAATTTTCTTATCTTGTATTCTAGTGTTTTTTAATATGCAATTTGTTTCTGCTTCTATTTGCTCTGCTTATATTATGTGTTATATTATGCTTTCCAAATATGGAGAGAAATTTATAAATGTGTTTAAGTTTTAATTAATTAAAGACCAGAGGATAGAGATACTAAGCTGCTATCACCCGTTGTTAGGAGATACAGGTTCTTTGGCTTGCCTGTCTGGTCTTTATTATTTATAATTGTAGTCGTACAATTGTGGGACGCTATAGGCTCTTTGTGTTCTATGATTGTAGGTATCTACAAACTATAAGAGTTTGTAGTTTCCATTAAATAGCCTACCAGACTTAGTTACCAGAAATGATAACTACGATATTTAGGTTATGACACCCTCGGTTGACGCAACAGACCGTCGCTCTGTCGTATATGTTTAAGTTAGGTTGGAGTAATAGTAGCCTTGTGATATATACGCTAAAGCCTTTATATCATTGTCGAGTTGAGGTCGGAAAAGCTATGTGGTAATAGTATAGCAATACGCATAACCATTACATAAGTAATGGAGTTATTTTTACGAAAGGGGTGTCTAGTATGGTATATGTATTGAATATTGATGGACAACCGCTTATGCCAACTACTAGGCACGGTAAAGTCAAACATCTTCTAAAAGATGGTAAGGCTAAAGTAGTTAAGCGTTGTCCATTCACAATTAAACTTCTATACGAGACTCCTAATTGCACACAAGATTTAACTCTTGGGGTTGATACAGGAAGTGGCGCAATAGGAACTGCCGTTTCTACCGATGATGGCGAAATAGTTTATATGTCGGAAGTAGTTGTTAGAAATGACATTACTGACAAAATGACTCAAAGGGCCAAATACCGCAGAAATAGACGTAGCAGAAAAACTCGTTATAGAAAAGCAAGATGGCTAAATCGCAAAAATTCAATTAAGAAGGATAGATTTAGTCCCACGATGGTAAGTAAACTCCATAGCCACGTTAAAGAAATAGAATATATCAAATCTATTCTCCCTATAACTACTATAGTCTTTGAAACAGGAACATTTGATACTTACCTTATGAAAAATCCAAGCCTTGTAGATGAAAATGTAAGACATTGGGGATACCAAAAAGGAACAAATTATGGGTTTGAAAATACCAAGGCTATGGTTTTAAATCGAGATAATTATACTTGTCAGTATTGCAAAGGTAAACATAAAGACAGTAAACTGGAAGTTCATCATATTGTGTTTCGCAGCAAACATGGTTCAGACGAAGAAAGTAATTTGATTACACTTTGTCATACTTGCCATAAGGCGTTGCATAGTGGTAAAATTAGTCTTAAATTAGAAGGTAAGGTCAAAGGGAATCTAAAATATGCTACACAGATGAATAGTATTCGTAAACAATTATTTAGAATCTACCCGGAAGCAATTGAAACTTTTGGTTATATAACAAAGGCAAATCGTCTAAAACTTGGAGTAGATAAAGAGCATTTTTATGACGCTTGTGTTATTGCAACACATGGAAATAAATTTAGCGTAAGATGCAATTTATACAAAAAGAAATGTGTTTCAGATGGGGATTTTCAACAGACTAAGGGAGTTCGTTCTGAGCAGCGCATTCCAACGTGTAAAATTCAGGGGTTCAGAAAGTTTGATAAGGTGAGATATTTTGGTAAAGAATATTTTATAAAAGGAAGGCTTTCTACTGGATATGCAATACTTATGGACATAGATGGTAATAAATCCGATTTTTCTTATATGCCGAAAGGTTTTAAAACGCCTAAAATTATAAATCTAAAAAGATTAGAAGCTCGTTCATCGTGGATAGTAATTTTTAAATGACATAAAAATAATTGTACGACTATTTTTGTGAGGTGGTCGTATGATTATAAATGATTTAGCAACAATAGCAAATTCTGATTTAATATCAGGAGCTGCAAACATTAGTCAATTTATAAATGTTTATCAAGCGACTAAAGGTGCGACATCATCTCAGTTAAATACAGAGCTAATCAAGCAAAACCAACATATTGAAAATAAACTTGACGAACAAACGAATATGTTGCTTGAAAAATTATTGTCTGAATTAAAGATTATAGAAGAACAAAATATTGAAATAATTAAACTGCTGGGTGGTGGCGTCAAATGATTCTTAATACTAATGCAGAATTAGGTGGACTAGATGCCCTTGGTGTCGCAGATACGATTATTGCTTCATTGTTATTAAATTATTCTGGGAAGTCTTATAAGTTAAATCTTGATAATATCTCGGAAAATAAAAAAATTGTTTCTCTATTAAATGAAATAAACGAAAATGAGAAAACCATTATTTGTCTTTTGAAATGTATACTTGAAGATAATAAACATTAGTCTTGTCTTATCTGTAAAATAATATAGACTAAATGATGTGTGACGGCTCTGACACATAAAAAATAAAGATTGACTGAGCAACGAGGGATAAAAGGGGTTAAAATATTATAGAAAGTAGTTGAATATAAATGGGTATACTACAAATTATCATTAATATCTGCTCTACTTTTGGTGTATCTGGAATCCTTTTGTTCTTTGTAAAAAGGCACTATGATAAGAAGGATGAAACATTAAAAGACAACAGACAAGAACGAAAAGAACTCAAAGAGGCAATCGAAAAAATTTCTAAACAAAACGATGAGCAGTATGAAATTATTTCTTCTCAAAATGCCAAAATAAATTCTTTGTTTGACGATGTAAAATCCTTAAAGGAACAACAGAGGCAGAACTCGCAAGCAGACAGAGATATGCTTCGGGACGCTATGTTAAGGACATACCATAACTGCTATGAAGTAAAGGGGTGGATTTCTGTTAATGATTTGGAAAGTTTTCAACATATGTTTGAGAGCTATACGGCATTACACGGAAATGGCATGATACCATCTGTTAGAGAAAAGATTATGGACTTGCCTACTGTCCCACCTGAGAAGAAGGAGTAAGTTATGGAAGAAAAAGTTATTCGAACGATTAATGATATTCCATTGGAAGATGCCTCTACACGAAAAGAGTTACAAGAATTTAAAACAGAAATCTTGTCTAAGGCTATTTTTAGTATTAAACAGATTTCTAATGGTAAGATTGTATTGACTTATGGCGATGGTCATACAGAAGAGGTTTCTATTAATACTGTTTTGGCATAATAATAAAAAGAAAGGATGTGTGCTATGTTAGAAATTAGTTATGACGGTAGTGATACGAGCGTAAGACAGGACACAGACCCTGTTGGTCTTGACGAAATTGTTTTTTATATTTCAAAACAATTTTATAGTTATAGTTTATTTATTGTAATTCAGCAAAGCACACAGTTTGAAATACTCGAATTAAAACAAATAAATTCCACAAAGAGATTGTCTTATAGTTATAAAGTTGAATATTATCCTGTTAAATTAAAAAACGGGAATTGCAGTGTTCAGATTTTTGGGATTAATTTAGAAAACGGGAAAACATTTATTTCGGATAAAGTTAGTGTTAAAATTATAAACGAACAGTACAACTTTAAAGCTTCTATTTATATGGTTGAGAAGTTTAATAAAATTTCTAGTGCAACTTACGAAAAGATGCTTAGTGTTTACAATAAGTTTGTTGAATTAAGTAATATAAATATAAATGTTCTAAATGACATAGAAAGAGGTAATTTAAAATGAGAACATCTGCAAGTGAATATATGGATAAATTAAAACAGCTTCAAGATGGAACTATTACAAAACTGACACAGATTCCATCTGATGAACCAAGATTTATTATTGATTCTGACTCAAGGAAAATTACAATTCCAGATGAATTTACTTTTCTTGCTGTAAAAAACGATGCAAATGCAGAAACAATTTATTTTGAAATTGACAGATATTTTGATGCGGAAGATTTATCTAAACATACAATTGTTGTACAGTATGCGGATACTTCTGAGGTTCAGTCTAATAGCCCTATTGGTGTAGATGTTATTACAGATATTGATATTACAAGTGTTCCGGGAAAAATTATTTTCGGATGGACAATAAGTCACGAAGTTACTTTTAAGTCAGCAGAAGTTGCTTTTGCTGTAAGGTTTTATTCTATTGGAGATAATAATAAATTCTCTTATAGTTTTAATACTTTGTCAAAAGCACTACCAGTTCTTAATACTCTTGATGTAACTTCGTCTTCTCTTAATAGATACGCAAACATCCTTGATAAGTGGTTAGAAGATATGGAAGCCATGAGAACTGAGATTAATAATTATATTACTATTGTTAAAGATATGTCAATGAAAGCTTCGTTTGACGCCACAAATGGTAATTTAACAATTAAGACTGTGTAAGCAAATAGGAGGTAATCAGATGGCATATAATGAAATTAGAACCATAAATAATATTCAACTTGAAGATATTAAAGCAAGGCAGTCTATTCAAGAACTAGATAATAAGAAAGCTAATAAATCTGATATTGTTAGCGGCTTAAATTTTAAAGGAACTACCACATATAGCGCTCTACCTACTTCTAATAATAATATTGGTGATTTTTATTATGTAACAGATGGTGATGGTACTAACGGTGAGGGCAACTATGCTTGGAATGGAACCGCATGGTATTTTTCTGGCAAGACAACTGATTTTGGCGATATCTCTACTAAGGCAAATACTGCTGTGAATAATGCCGATTTTGAAGAAGGCAAACTAAAAGTTACTAAGAATGATGGAACTTCTACCGAGACAGAAGTTGTTGATAGTAGCTTAACTAAGTCTGGCAAGGCAGCTGATGCAAAAATTACAGGAGACGAAATTGGTCAGATAAAGGAAGATATAGTTAATACTAACAACTTTGATGCCGTTGTTATATTTAAGGATTCGAAATTACCAAACGCAACCAACAATGGATTTACCATTGCTGGTTCTTCCGGTTTTTATCTTTCAAACCTTTCAAATCAACGTAGAATCGAATATAACTTCTCTGATATTGCGTCTGAACTTCCCGATGTCACAACGTGGAATGAGAATACAAAAACATTTACTTTGACTTTAGGAAGCGAACAGCAATTCGGGGTTGACCTTTTGACTGGAAAAGTACAAACAGCGCCAATTGTTAATAAACGTTCAGCCAGTTTCTTATCTCTATACTGGGTTTATTATAATCAATATGGCGGTAAAATTTTTGAAGATTGCGCAGCACACTATGCGGAACTTGTCAATCCGCTATCAAATACAGTGCGCTTTTTAAGTGCGCGCGATTTTGATGTAATACTTACAAACAGTACAAAAATAGAACGTATGGACGCTAACGGATTTGCTTTGACAGGCGATAATGTGTTATATATCGCAAACTTTAAAAATAAAAGCCGGATAACGTATACGTTCGAGGATATTGCTGCTAAAATTGGTAGCACTTATGCATTGTGGGATGCAGACAGTAAAACATTTAGCATAAACCTTAATGGCGGTGAAAAACGATTTGGGTTTAATTTGGATAGTATGTCCTTTGAGGTTCAAAATACACTTAACGCTAGACCGGATAATTTTGTTGTTTTGTATTGGGTTTATTATAATCGATATGGCGGTAAAATTCTCGAAAGTTATGCTACAAGCGACTATAACGATAAAAAAGACAGTTATCTGCTATCTGATGAATTTCAAAGAGAGGATTTCAACGCTTCTTATCACACAGGTGCAAAAGATTTTTACACAGTCTGCAAAAGATATTCTTCACTGTTTAACGGAGATGAAATAAATAATGTTGTGACAGTCAATCGATGCGAGGCGTTCTTATGGTTTACAGACCCACATCTCTTTACTGCGCATACTGACATTGGTAGCGAACCTATGATGGAAGAGTATGTTTCGCAAATTCAAAAATACTATAACAGCACGCCAACAAGCTTCGTTTTGTGCGGTGGAGATTGGCTTGGCAATAGCGATGTCCCAGAAATGGCTTGCTATAAGATGGGCTATATTGACGGCATCCGTCAATCAATGTTCGATAACCTCTATATGTTGGTTGGGAACCATGACACGAACTATCAAGGTAAAAAAGATGCTAATAGCGAAAGATATACAACACGTTTAAGCCGGGTGGCTATCCGTAATTTGTGGTACAGAGATACAGGACGTGCCTACTACGATTTCAAGGGAGTAAACACTCATTTTTACTGCTTTGATACCGGCATAGAGAATCAGGCGCTTACCTACGATAACAATTACGGATACGAGCAGGCAGCATGGTTCGCTGAAAATCTAACGAAAGAGCGATTTGACCATGTAGCAATCGCTGTGCACATCTATTCCTACCGGACAATTCCGACCGGCGCTGTGCCGGATGACGTGCAGCCTTTAACGAGGCTTTTACTGCAAATTTCTTCTGCATATAACCGGCGAAGCGAAATTAGCGTGAACGGAAAAAACTATAACTTCGTTGATGCTACAGGACGGGTGGAATTTATGTTGGCTGGTCATAGCCACGCCGATTATACGCTTGTTGACAGCGGTATCCCGATTATTGCCACTCTTGATTGCGGCAATAATCAGAGCTATAAAGCTGATTGCTCGTTTGATTTGGTATTTGTTGATTACGATAATCGAAAAATTAAATGTATAAGGGCTGGCGTTGGAGAAGACCGTGAAATAAATTTGGATAGCTAAAGGAAGCTTTAGTTGATTAATTTTTTGATATTTTTGCTTTACGCATATTGGCACTTTATTTACTTTGTGCTATAATAAAGACACAAAGTAAATAAAGGAGAAAAATATATGGAAGATTATGCAACGATTTTGGTAGACCAGTTTTTGTCTTGTGTAGCGAACAAACTGTCGGTTGATAATGCCAATATGATTCGCGGAGAGTTATCCGAGGTATTAAGACATTATAAAGTAGAGCCAGCCGGTGAGAATATGATTCCTTATAAAGGTTATCTGCCGGAATGTTACGAAGCGTTTTTTGTGTGTAAAAAAATTGAAGGCTCTAGTGATAAAACGCTGAGTCTTTATATGCTACGGTTAAATCATTTCTTTAAGATACTTAATAAACCGTTGAGAGAAATTACGGCTAACGACGTTCGCGCATATTTATATACATATCAAAAAGAGCATGGTGTCTCTAATCGTACCCTTGATAGTATTCGTAGCGCCCTTCATAGCTTCTTTTCTTGGTCATCTGGTGAAGGATATATTGAGAAGAATATTATGCTGGTTGTAAAGCCTATTAAGTATGAACGCAGACAGAGAGTACCATTGTCAGATTATGAACTTGAACAGTTGCGTGAAGCGTGTGTGACAAAAAGAGATAAAGCTATTATTGAAGTTTTTTATAGTACAGGTTGTCGTGTTGACGAACTTATAAAACTTGATAAACAAGAAGTTGATTTTGCTAAAGGCGAAGTACAACTTTTTGGTAAGGGTAGCAAACATAGAGTTTCTTATTTGTCTGCACATTCTGCTATTGCTCTTAGTAATTATTTAAACTCTCGCTCTGATAGCAATGATGCTCTGTTCGTTTCAGAGCGTAATCCTCATAATCGCCTTACTAAGGCTGGGGTTGAAAAGATTGTTCGTGAGCTTGGTGAGAAATCTGGTATTCAGAGAAGAGTATATCCACATTTGATTCGTCATACTACGGCAACAATGGCATTGCAGCGCGGTATGGACGTTACAGAAATTCAGAGACTTCTTGGTCACTCAAATGTTGCAACAACTATGATTTATGCAAAGGTTGACCAGAATAATGTAAAAACGAGTCATAAAAAATATATTCAATAAATTCATAGAAAATAAGACCAGTTGCATAACTGGTCTTATTTTATTTTACAACATTGTATGAATTATTTTAATTTAATTTATACGGTGATTATTATGACTGTAAATGAAGCTAAAAATATTATTCAAAAATTAATAAAGTATTCTATTTGTGAACTTGAAACGGCAGAGTGTTACCAAGAACTAATGGGCTGCGTTGAAGACTCTTCTATGTTTTCCAAATTCAAAGAGTTTGCAAATGAAGAACTAACTCATTACGAGTATGATTTGTCAACCGCAATGGTTATGGCTCAAAAATTGAAAGACAATGGTGATATTGCGGATGTTGATGAAATGATTAGTAACATCTATAAAGAGAATGAGACAGATTGGAAGAATAAGATTGTCTGGAAAATTGCTAACACTAAGTTAAAAACTTCTCGTTAAATTATGATGCTGGACGTAGGGGCTAGAGGTCGTTAAACAGCGACGATAAATGTTGAAGGTATTGGGATAATACTATGGTATTATACAGTATCTCTGATTTCAAATGTTTATTGCTATGGCAACTATCCATGAGCGAAAAACGCTTGTGGATAGTAACGATGGCAATAGTCATCGAATTTGAATTGAAAGGGATTATTTGGAGTGAAAGGAGATAATATGGAAGATAGTCTGTTGAAACATAAAGACGAAACCGATAAGGAATATGGTCTGCGTTTAGCTATGAATAAAGACGTCTACGGTATTAGCTGGACTAAGATTTGTGACCTTATGTTCGAAGCTACTGGCGTTAGAAAAGACGAAAGCGCTTATCGTAAATATTATATGGCGTTCATTGACGGAATGGATTATCAAAAAAACAAAGACCCGTCTGAACAAATGGATAAATTAATAGACAAAGAACTAGATGTAAAATTAGAAACTGTCAAGATGCGTGATTACAGAGCGGCACTTAACCGTGATATTAATAAGATTGCTCGTTTTGATATGCTCAAACAGGATATATCTGATTATGTTATCAAAAACCATTTGGAATTTAATGATAATAAAAGTAACTTTTCATCAACTGAGAAGAGTGCTATTTTGTGCCTATCTGATTTCCATTATGGTATGGTAACTGATAATTATCTTAATAAATACAATCCTGAAATCTTCCATGAGCGCATGACCAAACTTTTTGACGCAGTTGTTAAGAAGATTTATTCTGAAAAGATTGGTACTCTGTATGTTATTAATTTAAACGATGCTATTTCTGGGTATATTCATAATACTATTCGGATTGAGAATCGTAAGAATGTTATTGAACAAGTAATGGAAGTTTCTAATGCTTTGGCAGAGTTTCTAAATGGGCTTTCTCAACATTGTAATATTGAATATTATTCTGTTATTGATAATCATTCTCGTTGTATGGCTAATAAATATGATAGCTTGCAAAATGAAAATTTTTCTCTTCTTGTTGATTGGTATCTAAAGGCCGCTCTGCGCTATGTACATAATATTCATATTAATGAGAACGAATTTGATAATGATATTTTAACATTTAGTATTTATAACTGGAATTATCTAGGCTCTCATGGAGACAAAGATAGCATTCATGATATAGTTCAGAATATGACGCTTTTAACCCACAAGTTCTATGATGCGATGTTTATTGCGCATAAACACCATGTAGAATCTAAAGAGGTTGATGGGACTATGGTTTTTATGAATGGTTCTCTTTGTGGTACAGATAATTATGCCAAGTCTTTGCGTATTACTTCCCACCCTTCCCAGACTATGTATATTGTCACTCCTGATAATCCCTATGAATCTATAAATATTATCCGTTTGGATTAAGGCGGTGGTTACATGGCTATTGCTAAAAAGGGGAAACAAATCGGAGAAGAGACGAAAAAGAAACTGATTTGCATTAGTTGTGGCTGTGGAGTTCAAAATAATTTCAATGCCACAAAAGATGAATATCATAAGTTCTTTAATAAGATACCATATTGTAAGGATTGTGTCAAGTCTATTTATAAAGAATACTTGGTAAAATACAATGGCAATACAAACCTCGCTATTTATTTTACTTGTAGAAAAATTGATATTCCGTACATTCACCAAGCATATTTGGCGGCTATGAAAGAATCTCAGAATGAAAACTCTGTGTTAAGTGGAGAAGAAAACCTATTACCAATTTATCTAAAGAATCTTGCATTCGCAGATAAAAATGGTTGGGGTTCGAGCTTTGACGATTCTCAGGGTGAAAACAATATCGAAGGTCTTAGTAACTACGATGTCTATACAAAGATTAAACGTCCTAAGAAAGTTACTGGTGAACTTGGTGACGACGACAATTACGAAGACATTGAATTTAGTACAGCATACCTACAAAGTGTTTGGGGAAGATTTGATAATGATGACCTAGCATATCTTCAAAATGAATATATGGATTGGGAGTCTAAACTGGGTCAAATTGACACCAAAGATATTGATATTATTGTTAGACAGATTTGTTATCAAACTCTTGATATTAATAAAGCTCGTGAACATGGTGAAGATGTTACAAAGAAACTAAACGCTCTAACTTCACTTATGAATAATGGTGGCTTACTTGAAAAACAAAATAGAGCTGTGCAAAATTCTAAGGTTGTTGGTCAGCGTATTGAAGATATTGAAACATTCAGACCTGTTAAAAAAGCTGACCCTGAATTGGCAGATGTAGATAATGTTAATTTGTTATTTGATGCATTTGCTGGTTGTACTGCAAGGGCTTTGGGTAAAAATAATAAATATGTTGAAAAATTTGAAAAGGAGTTTGAACCTTGGAGTATTGATATAATTGAAAAGGGTAAGGCTCAACTTCTTGGAACGGAGAGTGATGAAGAATGTCAGAGTCAGACAAAATCACAATCCGAAGACTAAAGAAAAAACGTGCTACACTTCAAGAGCAATACAATGAAAATTTTGAAGCATGGGTTGGATATTGGAGAGCAAATCCTCAAAGATTTATTACTGAATATCTAGGTTTGCCATTGTATGATTTTCAAAAAGTTTTAATTTGGGAAATGAATAATACAGCAAACTATATATTTATAGGAAGCAGAGGCATAGCGAAATCTTCTCTGACGTTAGATTTCTGTTGCCAAATGGCGATTCTTTATCCCGGTCTCAAAATTCTTGTTGTTTGTCCTGTTAAATCACAGAGTAAACAATTCGTTAAGAAGATTTACGAGTATATGCGAATGAGTAAGAACCTAGAACAGGAAATCAAAGTTGATGAGATTAAGATTGGCGTTAATGAATGTCAAGTTCCGTTCAAAAATGGTTCTACAATTTTTACTGCGACGTACAGTGAAAATGCATTGGGGTTACGCGCAAACATACTTATTGTTGATGAATTTGTTCGTACAGAAAAAGAAGTAATTACTCGTGTTTTTGACCCAATGCTTTCCGACCCAAGAAAACCAAGGTATCTTGATTTAACAAGAGAAGAACGAGCAGAAGAATATAAAAAAGAAGAATTAAGGAAAGTTTATCTATCTTCTATCAGACGAGCTGATGAATGGTCTTATAAAACATTTGAGGATTATATAGACTGGATGACGGACGGTAATAGAGATTATTGTGCAACAGTTGTTAGTTATGTTCTTGGTGTTAAAAATGGGTTTATAAGTAAAAAGAAGGTTGAAGACACTTTCAAGTCCAACCTCGAAAATATAAATATTTTGCAAGCAGAATATAACTGTATACCTGAACGTGGCACTGGTAATTCTTATTTCACATATAAAATGATGGATAGAGTTAGAACTAACTCTAAGGCATTCTGCTGTATGTCTGATGAAGAGTATATTCAGTATAAAGATTGTAGAGAAAAATATCCTTACTATCAAGAAAAACTACCTAATGAAATTAGGTTACTATGTATGGACGTTGCTGTTATTGAATCTAGCAAGAACGACAATACTGCATTTTTTATTATTAGGTTAATTCCTGATAGTGGAAGATATACAATTATTGTGCCATACGCAGATAGTATGCACGGTCTAAACTCAATCGCTCAAACTAAGAGAATGAAACAATTATTTTATGAGTTTGAATGCGATTACATGATACTTGATACACAAGGCGTGAAATGCTTGCGCCAATTATATAGTAATATATAATTAAGTATTGCGGAAGAAAACTGGAAGGCTGGAATGCCAATCAGAGTGGAAGTTATATAATAATATATATAACACACACAACGCATAGAGATTGAAACTATTTATAGAATATAACATCTCCAAGAGTCCGCAACTCCTATTTAAATTTAGGATGAAAAGATATGCTAAACTAATGCGAATAATAAGTATTAGAATTTAGAGATAAAAAGCTCTAAAGATAATAAATGAGGTATTTCTATTTTTGACTATGCCACTACAGAAACCTATGATGAAAATCGTGGCGTTACTTACCCAGCGTGGACAGTGGTTAACCCAGAAGATATTAAAATGGTTAATCGCACTATTGATAGAAATGCGGTTCCTGTAATTTATTCTGTTAAAACTCCAATCCAGTTGAAGTCTGCTATGTTCAGTAATATGCGTGATTTGATTACTGATGGGCGAGTTAATCTACTTGTTGATAGTCAAGAGGGTCTTGATTATATGATGAAGAACTATCAGTATTATAAGATTGAAGACGAGGATTTAAAGAAACGTCTTATGAATCCTTATGTACAAACTAATCGGCTTGTTGATGAGGCAATTAGTTTGGAACAGGTGGTTACTCAGGGCTATATTAACCTAAAGGAAAAAGCTGGGAATCGTAAAGACCGTGTTATGTCTTTGGCTTATGGTCTTTGGTACGCCAAGTTACTAGAAGACCAGTATATTAACAAACAAGAAACTAACAGTCTATTAGATTGGACGTTCTTTGGTTAAATTATTTTTATAGAAAGCGAGGTGAGATGTTTGCCAAGAAAAAAGAAAACTGAACAAGAAACGTTGTCTGAGAAACAGGTTAATGATGTTCTAAATGCGTATGATTATTTCATGAATTTTTCTGATTCTTACAACCGTAGTTATAGAAGCGCCGATTATAATACACCCGACGCTGTTAATAGACGGTTAAAGGATATTAATTTAACACAAGTAGACACAACTGTTACAGAAATTGAAAACGCTCTAAAAAACGCAAAAGATTCAGAAGAAATCCTTTCTAATTATGCCCAGACGCTTGAAATTACAAATATGTCTTTTAAGCGGATGACACAATATCTTCCAAACCTAGCCGCATTTAACCTTACTTTCGACCCAATCAATGTTACAAAAGAATCTGAACTAAAGTCTAAAGAATTTAAGAAAGACTTGGCTATTGTAGATGATTTTTGCAATAGATTCGATTATCGAGCAGAATTTGCAACTGCTTTGCGTCAGTGTTTTAGGCAAGGTGTAATGTTCGGAGTCCTTCGTGATGAGGGAGATAGATATACTATTCAAGAGCTGCCTAAACAGTTTTGTAAAATTACAGGTCGTTTTGATTATGGATACCTATTTGATTTCGATATGAACTGGTTTATTAATATGGATGGTGTTGATATAGATATGTATCCGCCAATCTTTAAGCGTATGTTAAATCGTATCCAGAAGAATTTTGCTAAACCATACGACCCTGCAAGACGCTTACAATCAAGAAACACTGGGTTTGGGCATTGGCAACAAACGTCTCCTGAGAACGGGTTCTGGTGCTTTAAATTAGACCCTGAACTAGCAACTATTTTACCTTATTATTCGGGTATTCTTGGAAACGCAAGTTTTCAACCAGTTGTTAGAGGTCTGCAACAGGATAAATACTTTATTGATGCTTCTAAAATTTTGGTTGGTATCCTTGGATTTAACAAGGAACAGAAAAGTGGTCAAGTTGCTAACTCTATTAATATGACCCCTGAGATGATTGGTAAATTTTTAGGTGTTGCTCGTAAAGGATTGAATAGTCAGATTGGTTTGGCTGTATTGCCTACTGATGATGTTAAGGCAGTAGACTTTAGCACTTCAAACACTAATTCAGACGTTGATTATGCAAGTTCTGTTGTTAAGCAAAGTATTGCTTCTAGTGAAGCTCTATTTGGTACTGAAAAGCTGAATAGCCACCAGTCTAAACTTGCATCCGCAATTGATAATAACACCATTGAAGCGCTTTATCCAATGTTTGCTAATTTCATGGAGTTTTTCATCAATCAACGAACCACTAAATATAAGTTTAAAATTCGTTTCCATGACGAAAATGTTCCAGACCAAAAGGCAGAACGTAAAGCACTATTCAATGATTTTTCTAAGATAGGATTCGTAGATATGCAACTCGCTGCTCGTTGCAACGATATGAATATTTTCGAGTACACAAGGCATCTACAAATTTCTAAGAGTTGTTTTGATGTAAAAGGAATGATTATTCCTCTAAATCAATATCTGGCTCCCCCTGTGCAAACTAGAACTGGTACTGGCACAACAACAAAACCACCAGAGAATCCTCTTACTAAAGGTAGCGTTGGTAGACCACCAAAACCTGAGAGTGATTCTGAGTCTACGGAAGCAAGTTGGGCTAGTGGTTCTAATGAACTCAAACAGGAATTTAACGAGTAAACGAGGTGATATAATTGGCACTATCTAAAGAAGTGATTAAGGCTCTAAATAGCTCTAATGGTCTAACTCAGTCTTTAAATGTCGGTCAGGCTATTTCTGACGCTATTGATGAATGTGGCGGTTCTACTACCAATGTGCAGAACGTCACTAATGTAATTGATGCGCCTAAGATTGCGCACCACGATAAGCTAGATGGTAATGTTACAATTGCTACTCTAAAGAGCGCTTACAATTCTCTAGTGGACGACCTGATTAAGGCTGGTCTAATGGAGTAATAATATATGTTAAATTTGACATTGAAAGGGGGTGACATGAGATTGGAGAATAAAAGTTTATATTTCACATTTGGTATTGACGACGTAAATGTTATTGAAGATGATGATAGATTTGCTATCACTAAGATTCGTGCATTTGCAGAAAAAGAGAATAGTCACACTCAGCCAATTTCTTTCGATTCTCTTAAAATGACTGCTAATACTATTTATAATGTTCCTGTTGTAGTTGAGTTTACTGATTGGAATGATGACGGTATTGGTACTCACTCTAAGGCAGAAATCCCGGTTGGGTTTGTTTACTCTGAAAACAATCCTGTCACCTTTGAATATGATGAAGAGCGAGACAAGAATTTCTTGACTATTAAAGCTCTTATTTGGAAAAACTATTCCAAAAATATTGTTGATATTATTCATAGTTCTAATGACAGAAAGAAAGTATCTGTTGAAATGACCACTACTGATTATCAAGATAATGGCCTATTTGATAAGCCAGATGTTTATAGCTGGAAATATCAAGCTATTACTATTTTGTCAGACCAAGTTGCAGAGGCTTGTAAAGGAAGCAATGTTCAGCTTATGAAATTCTCTGAGGATAAAGAAAATTATATTAAAGAAAATTTTGCTGACAAAATTTCTATTGATAATTCTAAAGAAGCCGCTACAAGTGGCGAGTGGTCTAATCCCGGTCAGAAGCTATTCAAACCAATTACAGAAGCGTCTAATGCAAAGTCCTTGCTAAAAGAAGCATATTTGATTGGTGATTTTTCTGATAATGATTATGAGATTACTAAATTCAAGTATCCTCATCACGTTATTCGTGATGGCAAACTTGTTGTTCATAAAGATGGTCTGCAAGCTGCATTCTCAAGAGCGGCACAGCAAGGCATTGTTAAGGGAGATGTTAAATCTCACCTGTTGAAACATTATCATGAACTTGGTTTAGATACTGAAAATTTTGCAGAATTTGGTTTCTCAGAAGAGGAATTTAACCAATATTTTGCAGAAGATTATAAACAGGACGAGGGTGAAAACGTGGAAGAAGAGAAGAAAGTAACAGAAGCCGAAGCTACTGAACCTGAAAAGGAAGAGGAAGCAAAGGTCGAAGAGGCAGAAGCAACCGAAGAAAAGACCGAGGAAAAGGTTGAAGAGGCTTGCGAAACCGAAACCATCACAGAATCTTGCGAAACTGAAATGGGCAGTGACAAGAAAATGGCTGACGATGAAGACGATAAAGATGATGATTCCGATGAGCGTCATGATGAGTCTGACAAGGACGATGATGACAATAAGGAAAATATGTCTCTTGAAGAAGCTATGTCTGAAATTTCTAATCTAACCGCTGAAAATGAAAAGTTGAAAAAGGATAACGAAGCATATATGGCTAAATTTGAGGCCATGTCTGATTATGATGAATTAAAGGCTTTTAAGTTTGCAGCAGAAGAAAAAGAAAAGCAAGAAGCTAATATGGTTAAGATGTGTGAAGTCCTAGACGAAATCTCTGAAAAGGGTGTTGAAATGTCTGAGGATGAACGTAATGCTTATATCGCTAAATTTAGCGAATATGATAGTGTAGCCGCATGGAGTAACATGGTAAAAGCCGCAGAGTTTGACCGAGTTAGTGCTCCCTCTGGCAACATTCACAAGATTGGTCTACCTTATGGAGAGAAGAAGAAATCTACTGGTTCCATTTGGGACAATTAAAAATTATTAATTTTAGGAGGAAATTTTACTATGTATGATGTTCTAATTAAGAACGGCTATGCGGCTCTAAATGTTGATAACTGGAACCGTACTGTCGTATGCGAAGAGGATGTACCCAACGGTGCAGTTTTTGCTCTAAGTGAGTATTCTACCGATGCTGATAGCAAGATTGTTTGGAAGGCTGGCAAGCCTGCCGCAGACGCAAAGAATCTATGGATGGCATCTAGCCCCGAAGTCGTTATTACTACTCTACCCGATGGCACTGAGCTAAAGGGTATTGATAACAATATCCGCGACTTCGTAAATATCAAGGGTCATCCTATTGATGCTTTCAAGCTAATTGAAGACGATGTTCTTACTATTGTTCCTAGCACAGCTAATGCAACTGCAATGGCTACTGCAAAGTTCCTAATTCCTGATGCTACTAAGTTCACCCTAAAAGCACAGGCTGAGGCTACCGCTCCTACTGCTGGTATGTATCTAAAGGCACTGGGTGCTACTACCGCTCACATTGGCGATGGCAACCTAGTTAAGAAGGCAGTTACCGCTTACAAGTTTGTTGTCTGTGTAGCTTGATGATATTTTAAGAAAAGGAGAATAATACTATGAATGAGAAGACTCTAGCTTTCTCCGGCGATATGACTGCCGAAGTAAAGATTAAGGATTATTTTAATGACTATGCAAAGCAGCGTGGTCAGTACGACGGCCCTGTTGACACCTCTATCTCTTTTGCCGAGAAGGAGAAGAAGATTAATGACCTACTGATGGCAGAAGTTAAGAAGCTATCTGGTCTGGATTTCAATAATTCTTTTGCCTCCATTGAGATGATGGCTAAGAATCCCACCTTCCAGTGGGCATACATGGCCGTTATTGATGCAGCCATTGATATGGTTCTACCTGATTTTGTAGACCGTACTACCAGTGTCTACACCGAAATGCGTAATGGCGCTATTGGTGATAGCTTTAAGTTTGATGTTGAGTCTAACGACCTGTTTATTGTCTCCAAGGCTGGTCGGAATCAGCGTAATACTGAGTTCCAGCGTGAAGATATTGGTCAGCGTTCCATCATCCCCTTCAACCACAATATTTCTGTTTCTTCCAATAAGTACAAGGCTCTGTGTGGCAAGGAATCTATGGCTCGTTTCCTGATGAAGGCTGTTCTGTCTATGGAAGCAGAACTAACCAAGGAAATTGCTCTAGCATTTGCTACCGCCATGGATGATGTTAAGGACAATGGCGCAGAGGCTCTACACGTTGCTGGTCTAGCTGACAAGAGCGTTATCAAGCTGATTCAGACTGTTTCTGCTTATAACCGTGCTCCCGCTATTCTGATGGGTACTATGAGTGCTGTTCATGACCTACTTCCTCAGTCTGCTAATCTGCGTATGATGGTTGATTCCGATTACGTTCGTGTTGGCTATATCTCCAACATTTATGGTACTGATGTAATGGTTATGCCTCAGTATGCCGATTATGCCGCTGCTGACCAGTACAAGCTGGCTCTGCCTGATGATAAGATTTATGTCATTAGCCCCTCTGCTCAGAAGCCTGTTAAGCTGTGCCTAGAGGGTGCTACTACCTCTAACACTGTTGATAGCAATGCAGACGCAGACCTAACAACCAATACTACCATTAACAAGAGCTGGGGTATCGGTGTCATTACCAACGCTATTGCTGGTGTCATCACCGTCAGCTAATTGATTGTTAAATTTTGAATAATTACCCTACTCTTTTGGGAGTAGGGTATATATTATTCATAAGGATTGAAAGGGGTATAAAATGGCAACCAATACACAGAGAATTGAAAACCTTGAAAAAGGTATGTCAGAAATGCAGGGTACGCTTGGTCAGATTCTTGCTACACTACGCGGTTTTTCTACTTCCTCTGCTCAAAATGAATCTGTTGCAGTTGCACACGAGGATAACCCATCCGAAGAAGATTATACAGAACCAGAGGACGGAAAGAGCATTCGTATTCGCAGTCTGTTTAATGGGACTCTTAATCTTGCTTATGGGGATAGACGCTTTGTTACTTTTAATAAGTACGGTGACGAAAATCGTGTGTTATATCGTGACTTGATTCAAATTGTGAATATAAATCACAAGTTTGCGGAAGAAGGATACTTTGAAATTGAGGATGCAAGTGCTGTTTATTTTCTCGGTATGACTTATGCTTATAACAATATTATTAAGTATAAGGATATTGAAAATATTTGCAGTTATTCCGATGACAAGGTAAAAACCTTAATTGAGAACGCAAGTGATTATCAGAAAAGCCTAGTAGCAAATCGTGTTGCTCATCAGATTGTTGATGGCAAGAACGTAGACTATAACAAGGTTAATTTGATTAATAAGCTGTGTTCCGTAGATATTAGTAAGCGTGCAGAGTCTATTCGCTCACTTGCTTAAATTATTTTAAATAAGAAAGGCGGTGAATGGGATTGAACAATATTAATCTGTTTGATGATGAAATAGAAGATAAGCCTGTTGAAGAACCAGACGCTCCACCAGAGCAAACACAACCTTCTGGTACAAATTTTAACGAGATTTATAAATTATTTCTGATTTCATTACAGGATTACGAGTTGAAACGACTATTTAATGATAATCCAGAAGCAGCAGATGATTTGCTTATGTATTTTCTATTAAGAGCTATTCCGCTTTTTATAAATTGTCAGAAAGATATTGAACAATATCATCAAAATGAATTAGGAGAATATGAATTTAACGACACATTGACATTAACAGAAAAGACTATTCTTTCAGATTTAATGGTTCAATGTTGGCTTGATTTTATAATTTCTGACACTACTCAACTTGGTGGTTTGCAAGATACTGACTTTAAGCGTGAATCCGCTTCTAATAATTTGAAAGAGAAAGCAAATTATGCAGATAGATGGAGAGAAAAGACAAATCAGAAAATTATAAACTATGGTTTAAAGAATACCCCATTTGCTGAGTGGGCGGTGGGAAACTATGGACTTTAATGGGATTAATTTTTCTGACAAAGAAATTCAAGAGTATAAACAATCTGTAATTAATAAATTATTTGCAATTCTTGGAATTTTTGAGGATTGTGAAGCTATAAATGATTATTCTGGGTATACTGCTTACATTAAGAGATTAACAAGAGAATTTAACGGGTTATACAATATGTTCGGTATTGTAAATTTCCTTTCTGTTGTTAGTATTCTTGAGGGTTCGCAAGTACCCATTGAACATTCAGAGGTTAAACGACTAGTGTTCCATTGTATCTCTCTGGTCAAAAAGGCTAGGTGATATATATGTCATACTATGATACTTTTATGAATGTTAATAAACACCCTGCTCAAAGATGGAGAAACCAACTTCAAGACACGGTTGATAAAGTCTTTGAGAATGCGTCTACTTGGTGGGACGATGTATGGGAAGAGAAAGAATTTGGTTCTGACGCTCTTGAGACAATTATAACTAATGAAGAAAAAAGAGAAGAGCTATTTAATAAAATAGATATCCGTATTACATCACTTGTTGATGCTAAAACCGGTCAGCGTGTAAACGATGACTATAAGAAATTAATTTATAAAGATTTGGATTATAGACCAAAGCTAGGACAAAGGTATTTCTTCGACGATAATATCTGGATTATATATTCGCGTGATAATATTCGCAAGAGTTCATCCAGTGCTTATGTTAGACGCTGTAATAATACAATCAACACTCTAGCAGAGGACGAAAAAACAATCCATCGTGAACCATGCTATATTGAATATAAAATTGTTGAAGACCAAATTTCTACATCGGAAGTTATTGATGTAGCCAAAGATAAAATTGAAGTTGTTTGCCAGTATAATGATTGGACAAGTCAGTACAGAATTAATACTCGTTTTATGTTAAATGGGGTAACATATAAGATTAGACAGTTTGTCAATTTCTTAAATATGAATACATTCCAAGATAATCCGGGGCTGTTAAAATTCTATGCAGACTTTGAAAATTATAATGCGGCAGACAATCCTAAGAATGATTTGGCTAATGACGACAAAGAACCAAAAGAACTGGAAGAATTTACTATTCTTTTAAATGGCTCGAAAACATTTGTTCTTGATGGAGATAACTATACGTTTGAATGCAACAAGGACAAAACAGTATCTAAAGATTATTATTCTTTTACATCGACAAATAACAGTTTTAGAATAAAAAACTATCATCAAAGTACCAATCCGCTTATTGTGAATTGTTACCAAGATAGCGCACTAATAAAAACATTTAATATTAAATTAGGAGGTGTTGTATAATTGTATTACGAAGAGCTTAGCCCTATCGTTTTCGCAGTTATTTATAACAGACTTCTAAGAAGTGAACGTTTGGTTAGGTTGTTGACTTGTTACAAGCGAAATACTTCTCCTTATCTTGATAAATCTTTTGACGAAGAGATTGAGAGAATTGGTGGGTTAAATAATCTTGTTTATATGGGTCAAGACCTAGACAAATGTACGGACGTTCATATTTATCCACTAGAGCATATACCAGATGCAAAATTGGCCCAAAATACTTATTTAACTGTAACTCTTAATGGTGGTTACACTGCAGAAGTTGCGCAGTATAAAAGAGTTATTGTGTGTGTCGATGTGGTAGTACACGATGAACAAAGCGTTATTCTATCAGATAATCCCGACTATCCGATAGCTTATCGTCTTTATGATATCGTGCATGAAGTTGATGCAATCATTAATGACAAAAGGTTGGAGAACTTTTCTCCCGGACGTATGTGCCTGATAGGTTTTCAGCGTCGTTACTATAACGGTTATTTTAATGGGCTACAGCTTCAATATCAACTAACACTAAATAGCACAATTGGTTGTGATGGTGGTTCTACAAATCTATTACCTAAATTTACACTGAAAAATTGAACGCTTTACAACTGTATTGCGGGAGACCGCTAAAATTAGCAGAAAACGTATATGTAGAACACCCAAAACTTGATAAGCTACTTAATAACATTGGTGAAAAAGATGCTTATAGTGAATACATGAAAAACTTAACCCTTATTATAACCCAATCTAAAGATATCGCTGATATCCTGTGGGTAGAAAACAAGATATGGTATGAAGATATCAAAAGCGAATACGAGTTTTTCATCCAAGAATGTCTGGCAGATAGCACATCAAATAATGTTTTTATTAGAGACGGCGAAGTAGTCTCAGAGATGGATGACGAGTGTGTTGTTATCAACAATGATATGTCTAATGCGCTTAATTATTTTCTAAATTTAAATGGTAAATGGATTGTATTAGGCAGAACTGTTGGAGAAGATACACAAATTTTTCTTCTAAGTGCTAAGTATGAAGACGATAAATTATATATAGAACAAGACTCTGTTAAATTTAATGAACAGACTTATCATACATTGGTGGAATATTTAAAAGAAGTAAACTGGATTCATCCAGAATATAAATTTCTTAAAGGCGCTACCAAAAAAGCAAAGAAAATAATCTTACAAAGAAGTTATGAAGAAAGAGAATATGAAGCAAAAAAGAACAAAGGCAGAGACAAAGAGGAAGCTAATTTCCAAAGTATCTTATCCTGCCTTGTAACCTTTAAAATATTTTCTTATGATGAATTGCCTAATATACCTGTGTATGTAATTTATGATTCATATTTTAGATATGTTAAGGCTGATAATTATAGAAACACAATGGATGCTTTGCATTCTGGGTGTATCGACACAAAGAAAAACCCGATTGATATAAATAAGATTCATTGGTCTTCTATTCTTGAAAATAATTGATAATTATTATTTAAGGAGGAAAAAATATGGCAACTGTTGGAACCCCTCGAAACTTTGTTGTGCAGCAAATCTTCGAGTTCCTACTACAAGATACTACCGACAAGTCTATTATCGGTTATCTAAAGCATTGTAAAACTTCTACCCTAGAAAATACCGTTGAAATGGTGTATCCTAGCGGAGGCAGAGGTAATGTATATATTGGACGTGGCTTTTCTCACAGCCGCCGTGCAACTCTGAATGTTGAGAGTGCAACTTGGAATACCGAGATTATTGCAGCTCAGAACGGCACTGATGTTGTTACTGGCGAAACCACTTATACCAAGTATATTCAGATTGACCTAAAGAACGCAACTTATAGTTACGACCTTCCTGTTCCTGCCGTAAAGGAACCCGGTCAGACTCTATATATTGGCACTATTTATGGCACTCAATCAGATGGTGACTACGTTAAGGTTCTTACCGAAGACGAGAGCGCAAGCGAAGGTAAGTTTGCTTATACTAAAGAAGTTACCGAAACTTCCCCCGCACCGGCAAAAATTACCCTCGCTGAAAACGATGTCAAGAATATGATTGAGACCCTAGGCTGTACTAAGCTATCTATGGCATATACTGTCAAGTCTACTGCAACCGCCCAACGTATCGAGATTAAGAATGGTACTATGCCCGACACTGTTCTTGTTACAGCTTATGGCCTAGTTGCAGACATTTGTGATGGTAAGCTATATCCTTGCGTTATTCACGGCATGGCACAAATTGATGGCAACTGGACTTGGGAGCTAACAGCAGACGGCGACCCTGCCGTTCAGAACATTTCTATGGAGTTTGTTTCTGGTTGTGCTTCTGATGACCTGTATACTATCACTATTGATACTGATGAAGAGTAATTCGTTTTGTTAAATTAAAATGTAGGTAACGTTTTGACGTTGCCTACATTTTTTATATCTAAAAGGAGGAAATTATTATGATGGAAGCTCTAACTCCGATTATTGTCAATTTAGTTCGGATTATCATTGCTGGTTGTTTTGCTTATCTATGCAAGGCGGTTATCCCCTCTGTCACCCCTTGGCTGAAACAAGTCGGTCTATATCAGGTGGTAAAGTATTTTGTAAATGCTGCCGAAAAGATGGCTGCTACTAGCCAAATCCCTAAAGATACCAAAAAGCAATGGGTAAAAGATATGCTCGTAAAGGTTGGTATTAAAGATAATGCTATTATTGACGCTCTAATTGAGGGCGCTGTCGAAGAGCTAGATAATCAGAAGGGTAAAGTTGGGGACGCTTTTAATAAGTAATTCCTTGTTAAATTTAAAGGACGAAAATGAAACATAATAGAATTTGCGCTTATTGTGGACGCTCTTATTATGTTTGTCTGTCTTGCGTTTCTGTTGGTTCATATAAGAATTCCTATTGTTCTGAGGATTGCTTTCGCAGAAGCGTAATGGACAATAAGGGCTTTCAACCAATAATTATTGAAGGAGAAGAAATGAAGACTTTACTAAGAGGCAAACTCGCTAATTCTGATGTCTTTGTTGATATTGTAGGTTATGACCTAGAGCTTGGCAAATTTGACTGTCATGATGGGGTTACTCGTACTCCTGACGATTTTAGATATTTCGTTATCCCTTGTGATGAAATGAAAAATATCAACAAGTATGTATCTGAACTAAACGAGAAAAAGGCTAAGACTTCTGGTCGTACTTCTACCCAGAAGAAGACTGAAACAGAAAAGCCGAAGCATGAAATTAAGCCTTAAATTGTAGAATACTCGAAAATGAGCTATTTATCCGTATATTTATGGATTTTTAGCTCATTTTCATTTTTAGATGTATGACAATGAAAGTGAAATTTTATTGCTAAATAAAGTGCTGTAAACACGGGGATTTTAAGGGTGGGTTGTGGTTGTTTACAGACTTTTGGATTGAAAGGGATAAAAACATGGAGAAATGTTTCAAACTTTATATTAAAGATGTTACACACGAGCGGCTAATTGGTGTATTTGATTCTACAATGATTAATGTAAAATCGTTGTATCATTGTGTTGATAATCAAGAAAATAGTTTCACGCTAACATTCGCAGACGATACCCTTGTAGAATATCTACAATTTAACAAGAATATCATGCTACGCTTTATTATTGTTTATGAACAATATTGTTTTAATCTGCCTGACCCCATGTATCGTCTTGAAAAGTATAGCACAATTAACTATTACCTGTCAAGAACCATTATTCCACATGAGATTCCATACTGGGATTTAATGTTGAATAATGTTGTTAAGAGTAATCGTAATGAATACTTCTTTACTGAAAATGGTGAGAAGCCGGTGATTGATATTGACGAATGTTGGAAAGATTTTTGAACAGAAGTTCAAAGAGAGTATTCCTAAAGATGTGGCAGTAATTAGACTGCATGATAGCGCAAGTGGTTTTGGACAAGATAGTAGGTCAACAAGATTTTCTATGAAATCTCTGTTTGACTTTATCTTGTTCAAAACTCCTTGTATGTATTGTCTGGAACTAAAATCAACAGACAAGAAGAGCTTTTCTTTCGAACGTGAGAAACCAACGAAAGAAAATCCTACTAAACGAGAAATCCATTGGCATCAAATTCAAGCTCTTACTGAGTATAATAAGTATTGTAATTGTATATGTGGTTTTGTGTTAGACTTTAGAAATGATGGAACTTATTTCTTGAGTATCAAAGATTTCAATAAATTTAAAAAAGAATCAACTAAGGTTTCAATAAATATTCAGGACTGTATTGCGTATGGTGCTGTTCAAATAGATAAAAAATTAAAGAAAAAATATTATAGCTATGATGTAGCAAAGTTATTAGATAAGATTGGAAGTGACGAAATTGGGAAGAAAAACTGTATATAATAGAATTTACACAGAAGAAATTTGGACAAAAGTTAACGAAGATAATAAGAACCTGTTGAAAGATTATCTTGCATATAAAACTACTGGCGGGCGTTCTCCACAGACGATTTATCAATATGAACAAATGATTCGTCTGTTCTTCTGTTGGAATTATTTGCATAATAAAGACACGTTCTTTGTGGATTTGAAGAAGCGGCAACTTGTTAGTTTCTTTAATTATGCAATTACAGAAATGGGATGGTCTAGTAATAGAATCTCTACTATTAAATCATCTCTATCTTCTATGTCAGATTATATTGAAAATGTTCTTGATGATGAGTTTCCTGATTTTAGAAATATTGTTGTTAAGCTGGAAACTCCTGTAAAGCAGTTGGTTCGTGAAAAAACTGTTATGAGCGAAGAGCAGATTCAAGATTGTCTTGATAAATTGGTTGCCGCTAAACGGTATCAGGCGGCTTGCTATCTTGCTCTTGCTGTGAACTGCGGCGCAAGAAAGGCAGAATTAGTCCAATTTAAGGCAGATTGGTTTACTGATAAAGATATTGTTTATGGCTGTATGTATAAGACACCAGAACAAATTCGTACTAAGGGTCGTGGTAAACAAGGTAAATTACTTAACAAGTTTACATTTATTAAACAGTTTAAGCCGTACTATGACCTTTGGATGAAATATCGTAAAGAAAATAACATTGAAAGCGAATGGTTATTCATCGTAAAGAACGATGACGGTACTTATCGTCAGGCAACTATTTCAACGGCAGATAGTATTTGTAGAACTATCTCAAGTTTTATGGGGGTTGATTTCTATAGTCACTGCTGTAGACATAGATATGTTACTATGATGAAGGAAGCAAAACTACCTAATGATGTTGTTGTTGCGCTTGTAGGCTGGTCAGGAGACCTCACATCCACTTATTGTGATTTAGACGTTGCAGATTCTCTCGGTGATTATTTTGATGAAAATGGTATTAAACAAGATATCAAAACTGGTAGTTTGAGCGATATTTAAGGATTAAAGGAGTTGAAATTATGACACTAAAGACTGTTATTGATAAACTAAAGCAGCTTCAAAACAAGTTAATTGACAAAGAGGCTCTTGACAGTTGGCTCTTTGAGAATATTAATATTACTAATTATATTTCTATTGGTAATAAGTACGCTTATATCCACAAGATTAATGAAATCTTCTCAGAAGAAATTGCTGAGATTCTAAACAATAAACTAGATATTGAACTCGTATTTATGCGTTATGATATGCACGTCTTGTTTGACATTCTTCTTAAATATACCGATATTGAAGTTGCAAAAGAAGATAAGTCTCCCGAATATTACGACATTATGGTTGAAACTGAGTTTGACCGTTATTTAAAACTAGCAATTGGTAATGACTGTGTTAAATTTATGGACTCTTTTGAAAAGGCTTCTGGTATCAATGAAATTAACACCATGAATATCATTAAGGGTGCTATTGATAATAATATTACTCAGGACAAGATTGATGCTCTTGATAAGGTATTTAAGAAGCTAAGTACCAAGAAGAATAAAGACTTCATAGAAGATGTAATGGCATATTCCAACCCTGCCGTTAAGGAACTAATGGACGGTATGCGTAAGTCTGCTATGGAAGAAGCAGATAAGAAATTAAAGGAGAAATATTCTAAGCCGGAAGGTGATGCAAATGGCGAAGCCGTCAGTTGATAACAGAAAGCTCCAAGTAGCAATTTGGAATAAAATTGATAAAATTAATGATAATTTTGCTGATGATTATGAAAGAGCTGCTAAGAATATCCTAATGACGATTGCTCAAGAAGGAGTCAAAAAAATTAAGGAATATATAAAAAAGTATTTTTACGATGATACTTCTGAATCTCCTTATTATGAAAGATTAGCAGAACAAGGCGGCTTTCTAGCGACTATTAGTTATACTATCATTGATAAACATGGTACACCAAATCAAATTAGAATTTACTGCGATTGGGACAAGCTCAAACGTGTCATTCGTCCATATAGTCCCGGTCAAACTCCACAATTTGACGCTCACAACGGTTTTGACAATAAGAAATTTACAGAAGGGTTGTACGACTACATAATGAATGGTGAGTGGTATTCTCCTTATGGTCATGCTTTAACCAATGGCATTGGTGAGGGTGTCAACGATGAACTTTCTAATCTTCTTACTGGTAGGGCGAGACAAGAGATTGCGGCTTATATGAAGAAATACTTCAAAGATACCACTATCAAACATCGCGTTGCTGGCGGTCTTTCTGTTAGCAGAGACACAAAGAGGCATAAGAAATAAGGAGGTGGGTAAATGGCAAATAAATCTCAAAGCGATATTTTTAGCTTTCTAATTACGCCTGAGTTTGATACTAAAAATGTAACAGACAGTGCAAAATATTTAGAAGAAGAGCTAAAAGAGGTTGCAGAAAAAATATCGTCGCAAGTAAGCGAAGCAATGGGTAAAGGCTTTTCTTTCCCGAAGAACTTCAAAAAAGACGATATAAATGAAGTAGCAAAATTAGTTGAAAGCCTCGGAGGAAGTGTCAAACGGGCTGGGTCTAATATTACTTCGTCTTTCAAAGATGCAAATGGAACAGTAATAACATTAAAACAAAGCATAAAAGATGCGATAGACGTTGCAGAAGCAGAAAGTATAAAGGCCGCTGGCAGTCTTCAAGAAGTAATAAATATAAGAAAGCAATATGAGCAACTAAGAACATCTTCGTCCACTTATTCTGGTGCAGAACAAACAAAAGAACAAAGTCAAATTGAAAAAGAAATTATACAAAATCTTGAGAAGAGATACCAGTATGAGACGAAGATAATGGATGCTAAACAGCAAGGTAATTCTGTTAATGTCCAATATTACACCTCGTTGAAGACACAACTCGCCACAGAGCGGCAAGAATTAGAGAAACAGTTAAGCACACAAAACACGGTAGCTAAACAAAATATTGCCAATGCAGAACAAGAGCTTATTGCCAAAAGAAATGTCTATAAACAAAATCTACAAAATCAAGCCGTTGCGGAAAAGGATAATACTAATCTAACAAATAGTATTAGTTTGTTGAATCAATATCAGTCTGTTCAGGCTAAAATAACTCAGGCAGAAACAAGCGGTCAAAAAGGTTCTGCGTATTATCAAGAGCTAGAAAAACAGCTTCAAAATATTGTTTTTGAAATGAAACAATATGGTCTTGTTATTGACCAAACAACTGGTAAATTAACTTTTGACAAAACAGCAACAAGCGCCGTTCAGGCAAAAGAAAATATTGATAAGGTTGAAAAGGCTGTAAAAAATGTTGGCACATCTCTTGATGCTACAAATGCAAAAGCCAAAGACCAGAAACTTCTGAGTACCATTAAGGAGTATGTAAAGCAATATCAGACTTTGCAAACTCTTGAATCACAAGGAAAACAAGATACTCAAGCATACAAAGATACTCAAACTGCAATGAGCGGTCTTGTCTCTACACTAAAACAATACGGAGTTGAGGTACAAGCTAGCACAAGCGGAACGGCTCAGTTTGTTGTCGTTCAAAAAAATCAAGAAAACCAGACGGAACAAGTTACAGATGCGCTCAGACAAGCAAATGTAACCTTAGAAACACATAAAGAAGGGCAAAAGTCTCTTTCTGACTCCGTTCAATCTAGTGTAGAAAATTTTATTAAGTATCGGGTGGCTATGGAAGCCATCAACAAAATCACTAGCGAATTTACATCTGCAATTTATGATATGAACGAAGCCATGACACAGGTTCGTATGGTTACAATGGGTAGCTATGAAGATACTGTGGCGTTGGCTGATAGTTATACTAAATTGGCAAAGCAACTTGGCACTACTACGACCACAGTTGCAGAGGGTGCAGATGCTTGGCTTAAATGTCTAGGTCAAGTAAAATCTCTCTAATTGCTGGAAAGTCCTTAGAGCTTTGATAACCAAGTTATTATAGTGATATAATAATGGCTGAACTAATCATTCAGGCATGGTAAAATAATCGAAGATTGGATAATCAGCAGCCAAGATTCTTAAATATTTATAATAAAGCTATTGAAATATTTTAATAGATATGATATAATATTTAAGAGTAAGGTTCATCGACTAATTGTAAGGGCGAGTGCTCTGAAACGGGAGATACCTTTATGGTAAAGATATAGTCAGAACTTATGTAGAAATACATAGAAAATCCTATATGGAATCTTTTGATAAGTGGCGATTATTAAGAGTAACAAATTGAAGACAGGGTTATAATGCTCAAGAAGCAATGGAGATGCTAAAGCAGTCAACTACGTTGGCTGTTGTTGGTCAATTAGACGCAAGCGAGGCGACTGACCAACTCACTGCTTGATTTTAGGCAGGGTATATAGTGATATATACAATAATTTATTTCTTTAATTGACGGGAAACTCCTTAGAGCTTTAACAACTAAACCATCATAGAAATATAGATGGCGGTGAGAATAATTACCTCAGTATAGTAAAATAGTTAAAGATTGGATAATCCGCAGCCAAGATTCTTAAATATTTATTAAAACTCTTTACTATCAAAATAATTTATGATACAATATTTAAGGATAAGGTTCAACGACTATTCCGTGGCATTCAAAAGATGCAATAGAAGTAGGGCGCAAATCGTTAAGCGTAGGTGAAATCCCTTTAAATCGAAATGGGAAACTCTTCTTTATGAAGATGAAGATATAGTCTATTCTCGCATAAAAGTGCGAGTGTTATTTATAGAGTTATGTATATCTAAGGTGGTGTTTTGTATATTAGTTTCTAAAATGGTATCAATTTTATGTACTGGTTCTAATGTCAAAAGATACAAAAGATTGGGATATGACGCTAAAATAAATGAGTATATTCAAGTAAATATTTCTGATGTATCAAGATGGGCAAGATGTAGCGTTAATGTAGTATGTGATTATTGTGGAGCAAATTACACTGTCGCATATTATTCTTACGCAACCCACAGAAAAAATTATCCAAAAGATTGTTGCAGTAACCAAGGTTGTATCAATCAGAAGAGAAAAGAATCTGTTATGTTTAAATATGGAAAAGAATATGTCTCTCAATTAGATTTTGTGCGAGAAAAAGTGGTTGCAACAAATCTTGAAAAATATGGAAGCGTATGTGGATTACAGTCAGACGAAGTACACAAGAAAACGCTTGAAACAATGCAGAAAAAATATGGTTGTAATCATCCAATGCACTCGGAACAAATAAAGAATAAGATTAAAAATACTTGTTTAGAAAAATATGGCGTTGAGAATCCGTTATTGAAAGAAGAAATTATGCAAAAGGCAAAAGCAACAACTCTTGAAAGATATGGGACTGAATATCCAATGCAAAATGAAGAAATTAGAAATCGTGCCTTAAAAACAAGAGATGAAAGATATGGCATTAATGGAGCAATGACTTCTTCTGAACAAATTTATTTATGGAAGTTATATGGCGGTGAAATAAATGCTCCAATGTTCGGATATTTGGCGGATATTTTGTTTGAAGACGAACATATTTATATCGAGTATTCTGGTTCTGGGCATAATATTCGTGTAACATACAACAAAATGACGCAAGAAGAATTTGATGAACACGAAGAGTTGAGAAGAAAGGTCTTCCTTGATAATGGTTATAAAGAATTTGAAATAATTTCAAAGACAGACAAACTTCCAAATGATAATTATTTATATAAAATTAAGAATGAAGCATTTACAAAGCTAAAAGAATCAAATTGTGTCTATTATGGAATAAATATTGACACAGGAGAAAAATTCTATAAATAACAACGACAGAGTAACGAACTGCCGTCAATACAAAGATTACAAAATCCTATAATGTAGCTGTAGATGATACAAGCAAAATCGTAGACAAACTTGTGCAAGTAGACCTTTCCTACGCTGCCAGCACAGGCGAAATCTCTACGGCATTACAGAAAGTTGCTAGTTCTGCTGGACAAGCAGGGGTAGGGCTTGATAAACTAATTGGTCTAATTACTATTTCTGAGGAAAAGACTCGACAAGCACCAGAAGTTATCGGGTCTGCTTGGCAGAGTATCATCTCGCGTATATCAAAAATCACGGCAAAAGTAGATTTGGATGACCTCGTTGATGAGCAAGGTATAACCCACACAATCAATGACGCAGATAAAGTTCTATCCAAATATGGAATTACCCTAGTTGATACAAACGGTAAAATGCGTGAAATTGGCACGGTTCTTGATGAAATCGGTGCAAAATGGAATAACATGAGCACTCTTGAACAGAACCAGTTGGCTTATGTGGTTTTAAGTAGCCACAATACGAAGTAATTCGTAGGTGTTTATAACACTACAACATTCCTATATCGGTGAACCCTAAGTTTGTATAAATAAGGGAATACCGAGATAACAATATTTTTGTTTTAGGTCTTGACAAATATAAAATATTGATTATAATAAGTAATAGGAGGTGGTATTATATGCTTTTGACGAAATTCATTAAAGTAAAAGTAAACAACCATTCTATGTCTCATTATAAATCACTCGGATATAATGTAAAAATGTTTGATGAAATACAAGTCCCTGTTGAGGATTTAACACCAAAAAGTACGGTAAAAGTCTCTGTAAAATGTGATTATTGTGGAGAGGAATATAACATTACATATTCTTGTTATACAAGAAACGTATCGTTAGATAAATCTTTAGGAAAACCCAGAACGGACGCTTGTGTGCATTGCCGTCATCTTAAAGCAAAAGATACATTTAAGGAGCGGTATAACATAGACAACCCAATGCAATCACAGGATATTAGAGATAAAGCAAGAGCAACAAATATTCAAAGATACGGATGTGAAAATCCAATTTTGAACAAAGAAATAAATAGCAAAAGAATCAAAACACTTATCGAAAGATATGGCGAGGATAACCCTATGAAAGTAGATGAATTTGCTAAAAAACAAATGGAGTCTATGCAAGGTGATAATGGATTATATAGTTACTGCCAGAAGTATTTAGCAGACTTATATAATGGAGTTATAAATCATAGGATTGGAAAATATCTTTTTGATATTTACGTTGAATCTGATAAATTAGATATTGAGATAAATGGCTCTGGACATAATCTCGATGTTGTTCTTGGCAAAATGACGCAAGAACAATTTAATACTAAAGAAAAAAATAGAATTGATACTATCAGAGACAACGGCTTCTATCAAATCATTTTCGTGCTAGACAAGGATAAACTACCGGAAAATGATATACTAGAACGCCTAAAAGATTTTGCTCTTGTTAAATTTAACGATGGGTGTAAAGTAATCTATTTCTATTGTGACAGAGGTTACATTGAATTAGATAACGAAGTTATCAAATATAATTACAAAGACCTTATTAAAAATATTGCATCGTAACGACTAAGGAGGAATGCTCCTTATATCAAACACATCTCTTATTGTTGGGATGTGTTTTGTTGTATAAGGATGAAAATATAGTCTGAACTATAAGGAAACTTATAGAAGAGCGGTCAAGTGTAAAGACACTTTTAAGGAGAACCGTTCTCGCCTATTTTAATAATAGGTCACAAAAGTAACAGATTGGGCGGGCACAAGACAGCGCAACGTCTTTATTGCTGCTATGGAGGACTATAACCGTGTCCTAGAAGCGACTAGTGTTGCAGAAAATGCAAACGGTGTTGCTGCTGAAAAGATGACGGTCTACAACGAATCTCTTGAAGCTGCACAAAATAGATTAACCGCAAGTGTTCAACAATTTGCACAGGATTCTAACCTTGATAGAACCCTTGCATTAGCATACGATGGTTTGTCCAAAGTCGTAGAAATTCTAAATATTCTACTAAATAAAATTCCAGTTTTAAGTCCACTAATTAAAGCTCTCGGTGTTGCTTTAGCAACAGCTTTTGCAGGCAATATATTTAAAAATATATGGGAGACATCCAATTTAATTGGGCAACTTCCAAGTCTTGCGATAACTGCCACAAGTGCGATTGGGGCGCTAAATACAACATTATTTACAATAGGTTCTGTTGCAGTACCAATATGGGGTGTAGTAGCAGCCATTACCGCCATTGGAGCTGTTGCGAAAGTTGCATGGAACGCTTGGAAAGATGCTCAACCAGATGCACAAGTCAAAAAAGCAAATGAAGCCTTGCAAGAGAGCCAACAGAACCTTGATGAGACAAATAATAAAATAACTGAAATTAACAAACAAATCTCAGAAATCAACTCTAAAGGTACTTTAACATTAGCAGATGAGCAACAAAAAGAGAACCTTCAAGAACAACTTGATGTCCTAAAAGAAATTCAGAAAACGCAAAATGATGTTAATGAGGCGAATAAAGCCGTATCAAAAGAAAAAACTCAGGGAGAAATTAAATCAAGATATGGCGATAATAAGTCTGTTGAAGAATATCAGTCTTCTTTTGTGGGTATCGCACCAAGACTTTATGACGCAGAATCGGCAAGCGTCAATCAGCTCCTTGCGAATATTGCCCAGCTAAACAAAGAAAAACAAAATCTCGATAAAACAGATGAGAATTATGCGACTAGGTTACAACAACTTAATTCTCAGATGGACGCTCAAACACTTGCTTTACAAAATCAGAAATTAACAATTCTTCAAGATATGCAAACTTTACAAAATCTTGGGGATACAAGTTCTGACGTGTATAAGATGCTTCAAGAGCAACTTGACACGGTTAACCTAGCGCTTGACCCGTCTAATTTTGAAACAATTAAAGTCAAAAATTTGATTGACACTTCTGGTATTTCTGATAAGTTACAAGAAGCTGTCCAAGCTGGTGACGAAGCCGGGCAAAAGACGGCAGAAGCGTATGCAAATAAATTTGCACAACAAATTCTAAATTCTGATGATTCTATAAAAGCAGCTTGGGCGCAAGCTATGAATATTGATGTCAATGATTTAAACATTGACAATTTAACGCAAGAACTCCTTACGAAGTTCCAGCAAATGTATGGGCAAGTTAATCAAGCAATATTTGAATTAACTTCCAAACAGGTTGCAGACTGGACTACCGAGGCAACAAATGCTCTCGTTACTCAAGACGAGGCAATGAAGGATTATATTTCTACCGTTGCAAATGTCACAGAGAAACAAGAGATTCTAAATGCGGCATATAGCGAAATGAAAGAAAAGGGCGAACTTAGTGTCGCCACAGTTCAGAAACTAATTGAGCAAGAACCGTCTCTTGTTAGTGCGCTTACTGTAGAAAATGGGCATATTAGAATAAATATTGATTCTCTTCAAGATTTATCGAATGGTTATTTTAATACAGCTATTGAAACAAAAAAACAACAAATAACACAAACGCAGTCTGTAATTAATGAAACAAAAAAAAGAATAAAAGCAATAGAGCAAGAAATGATTGCTCTTGGTAAGCTTATCCAAAAAAGAATAGACGCAGGAGAAAAGGTCTCTGCGACGGATTTGGACACATATCGTGGACAGCAAAAAACAAAATATTATCTTGAGCAACAAGGAAAGCAAGCGCAAGAGACCAAGGACGATTTACAAGAGCAATTAGATGCTTTAACCAAATTACAAAAAGCTGGACTAACTTATACACCTCCAAAAAGCAAGTCTTCCGGGAAATCTGGCTCTTCTGGTACATCTGCCGCTGATAAAGCTGCAAAAGAATTTGAAAGTGCAATCAAAGAAAAAGTTCAAAACCTAAAGAGTATTGTACAGCTGTATTCTGAGAATGCTAACTGGGATGACCCAACTGTCGTCAAAGAGTTCCAAGACAGATATGACAAAATCTTAAATGAAGTTATAAACGACCCAAAAGCCAGAAAAGTTCTAGCTGATGCGTTTAATCTTGATATAAGCAATATGCCAGTTGAAAAACAAATTCAAGAGCTAACAACGCTATGGCAAAAACAAGCTGGTACGATTCAAGAATCGTACCAAAAACTTCTAAAGAATCTAGCTAAAGAAGATTTAAGTTCTGCTAAGGCTGTTATAGAAAAATATAAAAATGGTATTTATGGCGCTTGGAGTTCTGACGAAGCACTGAATGCAGCAAAAGCTGATTATCAGAAGTTTATTGACAAAATCACCAATGACGCAGATTACAGAGCTGCTATGGCAGAAGCGTTAAACCTTGGTGATATTAGCGGAGAATCAGTAGAAAAACAGGTGGAAGCTGTTATAAACGCCTTACTAAAGTCTACTGGTACACTTGATGATGCCCAACAAGACCTATATGATGACGCTTCTAAGAATATCAAAGCATTACAAGATGAAATCGAAGATATGATTGATACGGCAATCGACTTGCTTGAAAAAGCAGGCGATTTCCTGTTTGATATGTTAGGTAAGATTTCTGACAGATATGATGCTCAGATTGATAACCTTGATAAGATTTCTGATGAACTCGATGACCAAAAAGATGCTTTTGAAGACAAAATTGACCAGCAAAAAGAACTCCTAAAACTTCAAAAAGAAGAGATGGATAACGCTGATGAACTTGCCGAAAAGAATAAATCTATTGCGGATATTGATGCTCAATTGATGGAACTGCAATATGACGACTCAGCAGAAGCACAAGCCAAGCGTTTAAAACTTCTTGATGAAAGAGCACAAAAAGAAAAAGACCTTTCTGATTGGCAAAAGGATAACGACTACGATATAAAAATTGATGCTCTTGATAAAGAAAAATCAGAATATGAAAAGACAATAGAAGCAGAAAAGAAAGCTATAGAAGCGCAAAAACAAACTTTGCAAGATGCTCAGAAACAATTTGAGACTACTCTAGGAAATATCGAAAATGGTTTCAATACATTTATTAAAATTCTTAGTAGTGACCTAGTTAAAAATTTAATTAGCAAAGCACTAATTAATACCGGTAGCGATACTGTAACAAAATTGCTCACAGGATACAATAAACTATTTGGTTCTGGGATAGATTCTGATGTAACAGGGGATATTAAGAAAGCTTATAAGAGCCTAAAAGATATTGGCAAAGCAACCGAAAAATCATTTGCAAATACAGGCAAAACCTTTAGTAAGGTCATAAATGATATGGCATCGTCTGGTGGAGGCATAATCCAAAAATTTGCAAATGGAGCAAAAGGAATTAGTTCTGTTGTTTTAAACGGAATAAACACTGTATTTAATAATGGCGTTGGATTTATTCAACGATTAACTCAGTATGGCATAAATTCACTTGGCTCTCTTGGAAGCATTGGTAACGGAATTATATCTAATCTAGGTGGAATTGCAAGCCAAGTTATAAGCACGGTTATACAAGGAGGAAGTAAACTTTTATCCGGTATAGGCGGTATTGTTACATCTCTTGGAAAAGGAATCGGTAGTCTACTTGGTATTGGAGGAACTGCTGGTGCAACCGGAGCTGCCGCCGCTGGCGGCGCAGCTGCTACTGCCGGAGGGGCTGGATTACTAAGCACTCTTGGTACTGCGGGAGTTGTTATTGCTGGCGGTGCTAACGCAATTGGCTCAGTAGGTACTTATTGGAAAGATACGATAGCATTATGGAAAAACAGAGACAAGAATTTTGGTCAAAAACTAGGTGGTACACTGCTTAATTTCACCAAGATGATGATTCCCGGGTATGGCTTATATCGTATTGGTAAGGCAATATTTGGTAAGCACCACTCTGGTTCTGATTACGTTAAGAAGCAGAACCCAATGCTTGATAAAATGCTGGGGCTTGGTAATGACGAAACTGTATCTATTCTAAAAGTTGGTGAAGCAGTTGTTCCTACATGGGCAAACAATGCAACACCATCCTCTAGTAGCAATAGATTTACAGGTAGTCCATTCGGTAGCGCTGTGGATACTGCTGTTAAATCCACAAGAGTGAACACCAGAACATATTCTAGCTCCGATAACTCTTCTATCAATATCTCTATGCCGATTAACATTCAGGGTGATGCAGATGCTTCTACTGTAAACTCCTTGAAGAAAGAGGCAGATAATATTGTAAACAAAGTCCTTAGAACAATTAATAACCAAACTAGACTTGGTGGTTATAAAAACATAAAAGCAGCAACAATATAATTTTGTTAAATTGCCGATACTATTAAGCGTGCTTAACAAGTCGGCGTTATTTTATAAGGAAGGTGATTATTAATGCCGATGGGATACCCTTTTATTTTCAACGGCGTTCAAAGCGAGTTGCGCAATGTTTCTTTGGTGTTTATTGACAACTCTTATACCAATAGACCTTCTGGTTGCGACAAGAGTTTGGTTACAGCATCAATCAGAAGAAAACCAACAAAACAATATCTTGATACAGAATATAACGATGTACTACAATTTGATATTGAAATAGTTTACGACCAAGCAGTTGACATTTATGAATTGACAGACCTAAAAAATTGGTTAACCGCTCCTGTTGGTTATGAGCAACTACAAATTTGTGCAGATAATTTTGATAGGTTTTATTACAACTGTATTATTCATTTAAATGAAGACCTTATTTATGCAGATGGTTATCGTGGCGTTTCTGCTACTGTTGAATGTGATGCTCCATACGCTCATGAATTTGAGAGAATCCAGAAATACATTTTAAATCCAGATGTAACAAAAACAGATAAAATTATTTTTGAAAACTACTCAGACGACTATGAACTTATGAAACCTATACTAAAATTCCACATGGCTAATAATGGAAATTTTAGCATTAATGTAAAACATTATAGCGAAGGGAAATACATGGTCTCTATTGACAATACTATTTTGTTAAATAATTCAACATATAATCAATGCGTATCATATTGTAAAATGAACAATCTACCAGTAACATATATTTCAAAAGCATTAGACTATAATGTAACAACAAATTTTACTGGATTATTGGCAAACGATGTTGTATACCTTGATAACGATAGCTGTATTATGACATTAAATGGAAACCCAAATGAAGAAATATTTACAAAATTTAATAAGAAATTCTTAAAAATTCCTCGCGGTATGAATACAATTTCCGTTTACGGCGTTGCCGATTATATGTATATTATTTATCAAAGCGCTAAACGATTAGGGGGGAGTTACTATTAATTTTACTTTTGATTTAAATAAGAGGTATGAATATCCTCTTATAGAATTATGTAGACCAAATAAAAAAGTAACTAATATTCTATCAAATATTTCTGAATTAGTAATTTCTCCTAAATGGGGGTCTTGTTCAGAAGCCAGCTTTAAAATTTATAAAAAAATAGACAGCAAGAAAAACCCATTTTATGATAAAGTTAAAAAAAGCAAGCTTTTGCATATTGATGGGTTTGGTTATTTTACTATTGTAAACGACGAAGAATCTTTTGAAGATAAAGTTCCAAATAAAACTATTACTGCATATTCGGCAGAATATTTGTTAAATAACAAAGGAATTAATCTTACGTTTGTAACAACCGTAAAAGATACATATATAGAAAATAATAAAACTGATAACGATGACGGGAATGTAGACAACACAAAAGTAATTACTAGTAATTACTTTTTTTATAGAGAGCAACAACCAGAAAAATCATTGTTGCATCAATTAGTTGCGATTGCCCCACAGTGGTCTATTGGATATGTAAGCGATTCTCTTAAATCTAAATCTCGTTCTTTTAGCCAAACAGATAAAGGACTGTACGGGTTTCTAACGAACGAAGTTTCCCAATCTTACGAGGCTTTATTTGTATTTGATAACGAAAACTATACCATTAACGCTTATGATACAACGGAAGTTATTAAAAACACAAATATCGTTTTAAGTTTTGATAACCTTGTAAAAAACGCAACTGTAAGCGAACTATCCGATGATATTTATACAGTTATCAATGTTTCCGGTGCAGAAAATTTAACTATTGCTAAGGTCAATCCAAATGGTACAAAGAAACTTTTCTGTCTTGATTATTACACTGGTGTTCTTGATGAAAACGCAACCAATTATTATGAAAACTATAATGAATGGATTACGAATAATGATTTAAAGAGGAAGGTTCTTGAATGGGAAAAGGCAAGTAAAGAAGCAATCTATGATAAGAGTGAGACTTCTTATGGTAGTTGGACTTCTTTACAGAAGAGATTTAATCTTTTACTCCTAACCCAACAAGCAGCTCTAAACCAAATGCAGACATATTATGATACAGCACAACAAAATATGTCTTTGTATACAGAGTATTCAGAAGTTGACAAACTTCTCGTTTACGCCAAATGGACACCACTTCTCATAGAAAAGCAGGGATATGTTACTTACGGTGAAGCAAAAAAGAATGGGTATACCATAGTAGATTACTACCAAGTTGCGACCTACACGACAGACGATACTCATACTGTAACAAGATATGCGTACTGGAAAAATTATTCTCAAGCTTGTGAAGCTAACTTAAATATTCTTAAAACAGGTGGGAAATTATACTCTGCCAGAAAAGAAGATTTTGTTTTAACTTCAAGTGAAGAGAATCCAATCAACGCAGACTATAACGTTGCATCAAATGCAACACTTATAGCAAATGGTAAAGGCGTAGCAAAAGAAGTAAAAAATCACGAGATAACACCAAGCGGAACTGAAACTATTTATTCTATTGATGCTCTAACGAAAGAAATTGAAGCAATTCAAAAAGAAAGAGATAAGATTGTAGCCCAGTATTCTTTTGACTCATATTTCACAGATGCAGAGAAACTAGAACTAGACCCGTTCCTTATTGAGGGCAGTTTTTCTGATGATACATTTATCGTAACAGATGGTATGCAGACAAAAGATTATTCTGATGAATCTACGAAAGTTCAAGTTGTTGAGGCATCTGGTAATATCGTAGTTAAAACTATTGCCGAATTAAAGCAAGATGATGTTATTATGGATGACATCTATGTTGCACAACAACTCGTAGATGCTGGTTATAAAAAACTAAAGGTGGTTAGTCAACCAAGGTTTTCTTTTGAATTAGAAAGTACCAACTTTTTATTTATAGAAAAATTCAAACCATTTATTGACCAACTAACTTCTATCGAAAAAAAGAAAGGTAATCTATTTGGTTCTATCTTAAATATCCAATTGGAAGATGATAACTGGGTATATCCATATTTACAAGAAATGGAAATCAATTATGATGACCCAGATAATTTTTCAATGACATTTGGTAATAGGTTTAGAATCTCTAATGATGTTTATACGTTTGCTGAGCTTCACAACGAAACTACCAGTGCAGTTTCTAGCGTTGGCTCTTTACTCACAGCCGTTTCTCAACCTGTTACAAACGGAACGATTGATAGCGTTACAAGATATACTAAAACTGCTTTGATTGCTGCTAACCAATCTATCAAAGCAACAACAGATAATGACTTTACATTTGGTAGTTACGGTATTAAAGGTAGAAAGAAATCCAGTGAAGATAATAATGTAAATGGTTTTAGTCCAGAGCAACTATGGATTACAAATAATAAAATTTGTTTTACAGATGACGGATGGGCTACTACAAAAGCTGTCTTTGGAAAAATTACAGACGAAGAAGGCAAAGACTCTTGGGGATTAATTGCTGATAGTATTGTCGGCAAACTCATTATGGGTAATAATTTAATCATCTCTAATAGCGCTAATAATTTTATCGTAGATGAAGGCGGTATGGTTATTAGCAATGATTCTATGGAGATTAGATTAAGCCCTGACGCTGGTATTGATATTATTAAAAGAACCGGCTCTGGTGATAAAGATGTTTTCCAAGTTGACGGAAACGGAAATTTAACAATTAATGGCGGTATTATAACAGTAGGTAACGGAACTACTGTTGGATATATTATAGACGGAAATAATGGTACAATGGCTTCTATTGTAAAAGATGATAACGGAGACCCGATATTTGAATTAACAGCAGATGGTCACATGAAAGTTTCTGGACTTAACCTCGGTGGCACAGAAGTTCCAAAACCGTCAGACCCTATACCGCCATCCGGCAAAGACGGCGTTGTGGAGGATGCCGGTGAAGGTTTATCTGGCGGGTTTTTTGAAGCCGCATGGGCACTTTTACAATTTTTCTGGGTTGGCCCATACATTGCTATCTTAAATCTAGTTGGCAGAAAAGATACAGACGGATGGCGTGGAATTTGGAATTATTATTCCAGAAGAACTATTGATACAATGTTAAATGATATATATAAAGCTGGATATAATATTGTATATGAAAACCATTTAACATCTTATGTTTCTGAACAAATTGTTAAAAATAATAAGACATTAGATAATCTCTATATCAATAAAATCGCTTTAGATGATTATAAAACATGGAATGACACAAAAAAAGAGTTGGAAGCGTATCAGTTAAAATCTGATATGTCAGATTATTATACATCTACGCAATCGGATAGTAAGTTTGTCTCCCAAGCATCTTTGACACAAAATTATTATTCTAAATCAGATATTCATAGCAAATTTGTTATTTCTGAAAACGATACGTTGTCTTGGCAAACTATAACAATTGATGGTAAGAATTATACGGTTCTTACCAAAGGATAAAAGGAGTAAATATGGATAAGGAAGAATTGATTTCTTTAGCAGAAAAAATTAAACAAGCTCTAAATGCTATTTCTGTATCTGGTTATAGCAATCTAAGAACTTTAGCAAATTGCATGGACGCTCTTACAGAGCTTGAAAAAAAGATTGATACTTATGAAAAAGATATCCATAGCGCAATCGAACAACAGATTAAAGAATTTACAAATTCTGCAATTGCAGAAGCACAAAATAATCAAGGGATTATCCCTGTGGATATTCAAAAACCAAAACCAAAGCGTATTAAAAAAGAGGTGACAGACGATGGAGAGGATTGAGTCTGCTCAATTTAAATCATTTTCTCAACAGATTGACGATATAGAATTTTTTCAAGGAGATACAATTACAATTCCATTTCAATTCATAGATTTTAACGGAGATGTCATAACATTAAGAAAAACAAATAATAGCCAAACATACGTTAAATGGCAACTGTGTCCATACGGACAATATCAAGCGCCTCTTATTGAACTTAAATCAGACGTAAACGACCCTCAAAACGGAAACGTATCAATTGACACTGATACAAACATTGTTTATGTAAATCTTGACAGTGCAATGACAGCCAATTTAACATTTGGTAAATATGTGCAACAAATTGTTTTATATTATGATTTTGAAGATGGGAATAATCAAAAAGAATTTAGACGTGCACAAGGTTTTCTGATTTTTAAACAGAAAATCGACGACTATAATTAAGGAGGTATAGCATGATTTCAAAAGCTTTTGCAAATAAAATCAATGCAGAAATTTTTGGTGGACAAGAATATACCACTCCGGCAGTTTGGTATTTTGGTTTGTCTACCAAAGCTATTACAGATGGTGTAATACCGGTTGACGGAGAACCAACAAATGCAGGATATTCTCGGGCAAGACTTACAAATGACCAAAACACATTTACAGTTCCAACATATAACTCTTTATATCCACTTAGTTTTGTATCTAACAAAATCGCTATTAGTATGCCAGAAATTACTGGTGGCAATCAAATTACTGTTCCATATTTCTTTTTGTCCAGTAGTGCAACAGGTTCATCCTGTGAAATATGGGGTAACTTTGAGAATGCAAGAGTCCTAACCGTAAACTCTCAACTTATTATTAAAGCCGGTGGAGCAATCTTCTCCCTAGAAAATGCGTAACGATAACGGAGGTGTTTAAATTGTTACCTCCAATCAAAATAAAACTTTTCGATTTTAAAAACCAAGAAAAAATCAATCTATTACCTATTAAAATAAAAATTGTCAACAAAAATATAACTAGTATTACAATATCATCTGCCGTTGGAAATTTCGTTGTCGGTTCATCTCTTGTAAATGGTTCAAACGTAAAAGCTCATAATGATGAAGTAATCAGTAGCGATATACAACCAATTAAAATAAAAATATGTGATAGAGATAAAAATATGTCTCTATATAGTGAAAAAAAATACGCTAAAGTAAAAGAATCAGCTGATTCTAATATGACAATAATAAAGCCAGTTGATAAAATTCTTCTAACAGATAAAGTGATAGAGTATTTACCAAACCACTATATTGCACCAATTGTAATCAAAATACCAGACTTGGATGTATCTTACGCATGGCTACGCGACTTGTGTCTAAAATTTAATTTTAGCGCTATAATAAAAGAGAATTTTATAGTTATACAATTGGTTGGCAGATTCGTAAATAGAATTAAATTTAAATCAAATATTTTAGATACATATATGTTCCATTGGGGAAAACTAATATTTACCCTTAAATTTAAAGATGTAATACAAACAGCACTTAACATTTTTAAGGTTGACGGTCTAAGACATTCATTTAAATTTAAAAATGATTTAATTGGCGTTACTCTTGTATCGAGCACTGCTACAACAAAAATCACATTTAAAACCCCGCCCATATCTGAAACAATTATTTACGATACTTATCCAAGGACTATTGGTGATATAGTTAGTGTTGCCGATAATGCTCAAGAAACTCTTGGCCAATTTACACTTACTAGTTCTCGTCTTAGCGAAGGCAACACAATTGGTGATGAAGTTTTGAATGATAAAACTATTTATGATATTATGTATAAAAAAGCGCCACGCGTAGAATAAAAAAGGAGTGATATAATGCCAAAAGAATCCACAAATTTAAAACTAAAATTATATAATGCTGTCGCAGACTCTGCTGTACTTGCAAAAGAGTGGTTTAACAATATTTTTGATTACACTAATAGTAACTGGACAAAAATCGACAACGCATACAAAGAGCTTTTAGATTTAATAAACAATAAAGTGTATTCATGGAATGAAATAACAAATAAGCCAGATTCTATCAAAAACCCAAACGCCTTAACAATCCAAGGAAATGGAACAGAGCTTGCTAACTATGATGGTGGTGAAGCTAAAACCGTAAATATAACAAAAGATGTTATCGGTCTTAATAACGTAGACAATACTTCTGATGTAAACAAAAAAATTGAATGGGACAATATATTAAATAAACCTTCTTTTATTTCTTCTTCTATTTTGCCATATACTGTGGAATATGATGGTTTTTATGTTGGAAATGGCGCAAATGTATACGCTACTCCATTGCAAATTCCTGTTTCTAAACAATACGATGCAATAGGTATTATTTATCTTAATACTACATACAATGGCAAACAGACGGCATCAAAGAATAGGATTTTACATGAACTCATTACCAATGAAAGTAGTTATTCCTCTTTTTCTGGTACGTTTCTTCCTGTTGCTGGAATCCCAAATGTATTTACAACGTGTAGCGACCTTGTAGCGGAATTTGGTGAAAATGTGGTTGAAGGAAAGTGGAATAGTGATAGCGCACTAATTCGTAAAACAGACTCTGGACTCGAACTTAAAGTATCCATCAATACTGATGGATGGAGGACTGCCCTTAACAAAAAAGATTACACATATTATATTTTTGGCTTAAACTTAACTATTCAATTGTAACAATACATTAAATTATTACTTAAGAATGAGGTGATTTATTGAAAAATATTGTAGACGTTTCTTATGCTCAGGGTAAAATCACTGATTCGCAATGGCAATATTTCAGAGATAACCTGACTGGAATTATTATTCGTTTCGGATATCGTGGTTATGGCAACGGTGCTATAAAGCTTGATAATTGTATCGCTTACAATGTTTTTAAATGTCAACAATATAATATTCCGTATGGATTATATTTCTTCTCTCAAGCTATCAATAAGCAAGAGGGAATTGAAGAAGCTAATGCTATGATTAACAGCGAATATTATCAAGGCGCTACACTTGGCATTTGGTTTGATTCGGAATTTAGCAACGAAGAGCATGATGGTAGAGCAGATGCAATCTCTGTTAAATCCAGAACAGAGGCAGCGAAGGGCTTCTGTGATGCCATTATTGCATCTGGCAAACAAGCTGGTATATACGCTTCTTCTAGCTGGCTCAAAACCAATTTGGATATGAGCCAGCTACCCTATCCTGTCTGGGTTGCACATTACGCGAGTGACTATTCTTATAAAAAGAATGTTGTACTATGGCAATATTCAAGTTCTAACCCAATGAAAATTCCGGGTTTCAATAGATTAGATTGTGATAAAATTATTGAAGAATCTTTCTTTGGCGGTCAGCCAAATATTAAAGCCCAAAAAGACTATATCAAACAAATTCAATCTGCTCTCTGTGTAACCACAGACGGTATTGCCGGAAGAAAAACAATTGCAGCGACAATCACTGTTAGCAAAACCAAAAATAGAAGACACGCAGTTGTAAAACCATTACAAGAGTATCTGAATTATCTTGGATATGATTGTGGCAATGCTGACGGCATTGCTGGTGCTAAATTTGATAGTGCTGTAAAGCGATTCCAAAAAGACCACGGATGTGTAGTTGATGGAGAACTAACAGCACAAAAAAATACTTGGAAAAAGCTTTTAACAGTTTAACCAATATATTAAGAGAGACGTATCGAAAGATACGTCTCTCTTTTTTGGCGTTTTAATTTTTTAGGTACAAGGATACCAGAAACCATTTAGCTCAAGCGTAGGAATGCCGTAATCTTTTGCTGTTTGATGCTCGATACGACAGCCGCGAGCGTTTTCCCAACCATCCATAAACACAGCTAGGTCTGCTTTTGCAAGAACTTCAATAGAGCGACCCAGATAAACAAGAGATGGCACATCTTCTACAAAATTAAAAATTGTATCAAGAATATTGATATCCTCACCGAGATGCTTTTTTAAATCCTTAACAAACTCTTCACGTTCACACTCGATTTCTTCTGTTGAACGACCATTCATAGGTTGGCTAATAAATACACTCATCTTTGGCATCACTTTTTCTCCTTAGAAACGACATCAATTAGTTCAAGAGCGCCGTTATAAATGGTCATTGCATCATCAATCCAATCATTCAGATAAAAACCAGAAATGACAACACGAGAGCCACCTTTGCCATCGTTAGATAGCGCGTCAGCTTCACGCTTCAATGAATTTAGGACAAGAATTAGCTGCTCAAGATTAGACAAATCCATTTGAGCGAGATAGAACTGTGTGTTAAGAAGAGTTAGAATACCTGTAGTTTTTAGTCTAGTATCTTTAATATCTTTGTCGAACATTTGCATCGACCTCCTTTATTAATATTTTAGCACGGTTCTTTGATTTTGTCAAGGACTTCTTTGCTTAAATCAAATCCATCAAAATCCCCGTTTGCTTTATGATAGCACATTTCCCAATCGTGCGCACGTTTTTCTGCCTCGTCATGCCATTCAGAATAGCTTGTGTGCCAATATAAGTTTGATAACGCCAGCATCTTCCAAAGTTCTAATTCTGTTGCAGATTCCAATGGCTTCTTTCCATGCTTAATGGCTCCTTCGGTTAAATTATCCAGAGTCCACCAGCGCCAATAATCACAAATGCCATAAACACCCATGCCGTATGTACCAAATAGTTCTGGGTAATCACTCTCTGCTCCAAGCCAAGGTTCTGAATTTTTTACAGCTTCGATAAGATTTTCTTTGCCCGGTTCAAACCCAAGACAATAACGAGTGTTTATATTCCCCTTATAAACACCCGGCTTTAACTTGCCATTATCATCAAAACCAACATCTACTAGACTATCATATTCTTCATCTGTAATAATACCATTCTTATGAAGTTTTTCAATACGAGCTTTATACATAATTACCTCATTTATTACTACTACCAAGAGCACCAATTCCACGTTCAGAATCAATCTCTTGTAGTTCTTCCACACTAATTTCAGAAAGATTTACGACCGGAACGTATTCAACAGCAAACTGGGCGATAGCTTTTGAGGTTGGAACATGAATTTCATCTTCGCTATAAACAACTTCATCACCATAATTTGACAAAACAATATTTTTATCGTTGCCATTATAAATGGATACAAACCATTCTCCACGATACCCAGAGTCAATCTGACCTGCCATCACAATCATATTCGCTTTTGTGTTAGAACCACGCTCACGAATAGCAATGCGATATTTCCTGTCGAAAACACTATATATACCAGTAGGAACTAGCTTATTTGTATGGGGTGGAATTACAAAGTTATTATCAATATTAGCATAAATATCGTAGCATCCATCTTCGTCACGCTTAGTAGGAAATTTAACCCACTGGTCTTTACGAGCAAATTTAATGTTATTTGCACAAGCCTTTTGTAGTTTTCTGTAAATCTCATTAAGTTCTTCAATATTTTGCATTATAAAACTCCTTTAAAAATAAACAAAATATCAAACCTTACTCAGGCGTAGGTTTGTAATATCACAATATTCCTGAGAAATGTCAAAACCAATATAATGTCTATGGTTTATCTTTGCCATCTTTACTGTTGTACCACTCCCGCAGAATGGGTCTAGCACAACATCGCCTTCTTTTGTCCAAGTAATAATATGGTCTTCTGCCAGTTTCTCAGGAAAAACAGCTGGATGCCCAAACGCTTCTTTATCACTGGTAGAATTATATAGACCAACAGAGTATTCCCAAATATTAGAGATAACTTTCATATTCGAAGAATATTTGTATTTGTGTTTGATTTGCTCCCCAGATGTAGATTTGTTATATTGTTTTTCTTTGCGATTTTCTAAATATTTCTTTTCTGTCATAATAGGATTAAAAGTTTTAGGCTTTCCTTTTGAAAATACAAACATATACTCAAAACATGGTTGATATCTGTTTGATTTTTGTGGGGTTGGATTTGTCTTTTTATAAATCATTGTATCGTGCAGATTAAAACCGATATCTTTAAAATATAATGCTTGCCTAAATGATGTTCCAGTTTCACTTCCGTTAATTGTTGCGTCATTAACGACCCAAACTACAACACCACCTTTTTTCATTACACGGTAAAGTTCTTTTGCTACATTCTCAAAGTCAAAACTATATCCTTTGTAATTTCTTAGATTGTCATACGGTGGTGATGTTACGACCAAATCAATACATTCAGACGGAAGGTTTTGCATAAGCTCGACACAATTACCACAATTAACGCAAGGTTCTGTAAAATAACGATTATTCGGCAATTTTATATCTATTGCATAAGCCATAGTCTCACCTCATTTGATAATGAAAGAAATCTTTTATCCTCTAAATATTAGATTCGCGTTTGTTTGACTATTGCTTGAAAAAATAATAACTGTTAATATAATTCAAATCGGGTGTGTAATATAGTACCTCATATACATTTTTATCAATATTCTTGCTATATAAACTAGTTACAAACTCAGACCAGTTCCCTGTACGGATGTTATAAGTCCCTTGTTTCAAATGATAGTACATACTTTGTTTATCTTTTACTATAAATGCAAGCCCTCCATTAACAGACCCTTTTGGATATCCATCTTCTTTCACAGAGTACCAAACGACCTCTTGTTTAATCATAGCAAATACCTCAATCCACTTATATATTTTTCTTTTAGCTTATCAGTTAATGTATCTTTCAGAATTAAATGGTCTTTAATGTCTGCTAATTTAACAAACCACGCAACTTGTCCATAACGTGTTCTGGTACTGTTATGAATACGTTCACAATAATCTTCGTACTTTTCGCCTTTATTTGTAAGAAGCCTTAGAGCTTTATAAGCACATTCATAATCAGGATATAACTCGTATGGCTCATAATCTGTATCTTCTAACAAGTCGTGCATCAGGGCAACACACCAGCATTCATTACGAATGTCGATAGGAATTGCCTCGTTGTCAGAAGTATAATCAGCTACACGCTTGGCATGGTCAAATGTCTCTTTGTCATAGTATACTCTTGCCGCATGAATTGCAATTTTGGTAAGTTTATACTCTGGCGTATCTAAAACAGATTGATATTCCTTCATTTAATCACCGCTTCCTTTTATAATCATTACAAATTTCTGGCGGGCTATTAAATTTACTGGCTCTATAATTGCAATTATAAGTCAACATTGCATTACTATCTTTGTATTTTAGGTGCTCACAAGTGTCACAAAGCGGCAAATTTGACGGCTGTTTCTTTTGAGCTTTCTTTGACGCTTTATAAATCAAAATCAAAATACGAAGAATATAACTCAAACCAAGAACTAGAAGAATGCCAATTCCAATTTTAATAAATTGCCAAATAAAATTAATCATAATTAAATGTCTTTCCACCATCCTGAGATATCTCTCGAATCAATTTCCAGCTTTGTTGTATACTCGCGAAAACAACCGCATGAATTATCCCAAGATACAATGGCAGAATCCGTTTCTCTCTTAATCTCATACCCATAACGTTTATGAAAATATAAACTCAAAAGATACGGTCTCCCGTTTTTGAAATATTCTGGAATAGGTTCATCAAATACATAAACCCACATATATCCTCCTGTTAAAAATAGCCGTTTTCTAACGCCCAGTTATCCATTGATAACAACTTAAACATTTCGATATTTTCAGAGATATATTTTGTTGCATCTTCTTTTGTTGTTCCTGTAAACGGCTTACCCACAAACTCTTGAATATCAGCAATAAAGTCAAGTTGTTTTTGGGTCGGTTTCATAAATTTACCTCCATCAAAATTCATTTTTATTACTCCAAATAATCATCATAAATCGTAATAACCGGGATTGACTCGTTTTTACTAAGAACAATCTGCTTATTAAGATTATGCTCTAGCATAACCAAATCTCCTAGTATATCAAGTTCAATTTCACCAAAATATTCAGTCCAGCAATAACCACTACGGGTCTTCTGTTCAAACTTATAAAAGTTAAGAACAGGGTATGTTTCTTCGAGCGGTTTATTCCAACAACCAACAGACTTAATCCTAAATTTCATATTATTCACCTAACTTAATAGTCACACCATTGTCAATTTCAATTGGATATTTATAAGTTCCATCATTAAAACATTCATACCTAATAAACCTATCAGCATTATCCATGAGAACTTTTTTATCATGGCGATTCCAAATAATATAATCATAATTATAATTTAGAACGTCCATGTCGCTCTCGTTGGATGCTTTTGCTTCTGCTTCTGGATTACGAATTAGAACCGTCTTTGCATGGAACTCTTTCTTATACTTGTCAATTTCTTCTGGTTCACGAACATCAATAAACACAAGAAGCCATTCACAATCATCAAAAAAACTACTCGTCTTATCTTCGTCCATCGAAGTCCAGAATCTAATATTTTCTACGGTCTTCTTAAAAGGAACATCATTGTATTCGGTAAGAAGATGCTTCATACCGCTAAGAAGATTACGACCTTTTTCGTCCTTATTCCCATCCCATCCAAGTTGCTTTGCTTTCATCTTAATCCAATCCACACTAGAAAACTGCGTTACATGAATAAGATAATCTTCATATCCTTTACAATAACTAGCGAAAGTATCTTTACCAGCAGTAGAAACGCCATTAAGAATATAATATTTTACATTCATTTATAATCCCTCACTTTCTATAAGTATTATAGCAAAAAGGGCAGGGTTTGTCAATACCCTGCCCTAAAACAATTTTAGATGTTTACTAGAACTTCGTAATTAGTGATATGCCAATAATCTTTCTGTTTTTCAAGATGTTTACAGAGGATTACATCACCAACTTGAAATTCTTCATGGTAATTTTTAGAAGTAATAGTGTAATTAGATTGCTTGCCACTACCAATACTCTGCGCCGTAATCTGTCTGGCCCATACTCTACCACTAGCCTTAGACTTTAGTGTTTTAACATCAAGAATATACAGCTTTGGTCTATCCTCTTGCTTTCCAGTTGCAATATCGACATAGCCCATGTATTCTTTTTGAATTTCTGCCTTTTCTTTAATGGTCATTGGTTTGATACCTAATGACATAATTAGAGTTTCGCATTCATTCATAATAGCACTATTATCTAGTTGAGTATAAGACTTAGATTCCTTACCAGCTTTGGTAACGCCGATGGAATGTCTTTCTACAATCGCCTTTACGACATCACTGTTAGCTAGTTTTTCTTTTTTCAAAGTCTTTGCTGTGCCAAACATATCATACATCTTAACAAGACGCAGAAGTTCTTTAGCATTACCAAACTCATCAAAGAAATCTAGCTTAATAAGGATGTCTAATTGACGAGAGTTTACAGAAGTTTTCTCATAAATATCTCGTAGTAAATCCACAAAGGAATCATAATGGTTATCTCGTAAATTATACAGGTCGTCAGCGCAAGACTGATTCATAAATTTTACAGAACCAATACCTTTGTAAATTGAATGAGATTCTTTATCAGGAAAATATTCGGCTTTGGAGTGTCTAAACTTAGGGGGTAGAATTTTAATTTTCTTTTTTGTTGCATAAGTTGTCGCTTCAATTGTACGCTCTGAATTTCCTTGCCATTCATTTAAGCAACAACTCAGAAATTCAAGAGGATAATAATAACGAAGCCAAGCGCACTCATAAGAGATGTAAGCGTAACTGTAAGAGTGGATGGAAGAAAAACTATAACGAGTGGCATAAAGAATGCAATTTAGAAAGACATCCATAATTTCGTCTGTTTTGGCATCCGAAAGATGGTATCTTAGTTTTGCGTTCTCTTCAAAGCCTTTGCGAATAATCGGTAATTGGTCTTTCGTGCCTAGCTTTTTTGCCACACAATTGTGGCAAACTACTCCGTCAGCAATAAAGTTGTGAGTGTTCTCTACACCAATGTCATATACTTCGTCTTCGCCGTCATCACAAACAGAAATAACCCTTTGTGTAATAAAGTCACTATTCACAATGGTATACGTTTCTGGCATATAAACAGCAGAGCACATTTCTTTTGCATCATCAATATTGAGTGGATAGCCATTTGTCGTTCTAATTTCTCTGCCAAACTTTTCAAGAGAAACATCCCTCATAGATAGGTTTCTATCATGACAATACTTTAGAAATTCTTTCTTGCAAGATTCTGGCACAAAATATCTGCCTGTGTTATTTGAGAGAATAATATTGTTAAGTTCATTATATTTATTACCAACGATATAACATAAAATATTATCTCTAAAAGAATGAAGCGAGTTTTTGTCCCCAATAGCAAGAATATAAGAATCGTAATTGTATCCAGATACTTTTTTTATTCCGACCTGAGAGTAAATGCCAAACTTCAAAAGTTGCGCTTGTAACTGATACACTAGATTCTTACTGATACTATAATATTCAATAGTTCCTCTTCCGAGATTATAACCACCATCAGTGTTGAACATACCAGCCAAGAAATAGGCGAGTTTTTCAGTCGCGGAATAATGTTGAATTTGGACGGGAATCTCTTTTTCTGCCGCCTTATGGTTTAGACCAAATTTAACAATAAGATTCCAAACCGAGTCTTTAAAGTTTCTGCTCTTAATTTTGCATTGATACACCTTATCAACAGTTTTTCCATTAGCTACAAAAATAGAAAACTCTGGATTACCTTTAACGCCAACCTGCGCCACACTTGCTTTAAACTTCTCAATAATTTCAATATCAGAATTTGTAAGGGCTATATGTTCTTTGGAGTAAATTGTACCATCTCCAATTAAAGCGCCAAGCATCCAGAGTGTATCGTTGCTGGGTTTCTTGTTGCTCTTAATCCCATCGTTATATTTTTTGATTGTTTTGGGGGTAAATACAAAATCTTTTGTTGTTAAATCTTTAGCTTCAACATAGCCTCTTTGTGTCAAGATTCTATGGTCTGCTGTGCATTTAATCTTAAACCCGCTATCACATTTTACTTCAACAATACATTTCTTACCATTGTCATATTTACTAATAACTTTATTGGAAGAACAAGCGTAATTATCAAATGTACATACGGTGTCTCCAATTTCAATATCTTCGATGTTTTTTAGAGAGCCATCCGACATCAGAATTTTTGAGCCACGAGAAACACATTTTCTTAGCTTGTCACTTTGTAGAAATGTATATCCGCAGAACTTTTGTACAAAAGACATCTGGGATTCTTGCATGATAGGATAACCCATTTCGTTCGCAAGTAAGTCATCAATATCTTTTACGCCAGAGACATAACCTTCACCCTGAACGGCTTTCGGATAAACTTCTTTCCCGCAAGGACGAATTAACGCACTAATATAAGCGAATAGGTCAAACTTAGTAATAGATGGATTGGATTTTTTGATTTTGCGCCAGACTTTATCAGAATACATCTGAGAAACAGTTCTAGCGCCATAAGGGCTGTTGACTTCAAAAATTAGAGAAGTATCATCACGAACTGATTCCCAAACTTTGTCATCATTAACATCAACAGTTTTAGCGGATAATTTTGGAATGTTTGCAAGCTTGCAACTCTTGTTAATACAGGAGATATTAGTAAGCCCAAGCACATCTTCCTTAACAAAATTTAGGGAGTCGAGTTCTTTCATATTTAAAACAGAAACAAGGTACTCGTCTCCTTTAAGATAACAGGTTCCAATCTCCGCTTCCAAATCGACATCTGTACTAGCGGCAACAACACCACTTGCATGAGCGCCGATACTTGTGCAAACCCCTTGTGCCAAGTCTACATAATTAAAAAGTTTTGGATATTTTTTACGCCAAGACTCATCAATAACCTCTTTTTTGTTTTCTCCTTCTGATACCAAACAAATAGCGTTGCAAATTTCATTTACGGTATCAAGGGAAATTTCAAGCCCGCGTCCAAAGTCTCGAATAGCACCTCTTAGGCCAAGCGTGTTAAAGGTAATAATTTCGGTAGTTTGCATATTAGAGAAATCCATTTTGTCGTGAAGCATCCAATATTTAGTTTTATCTCTATCTTCGTTACCCCAATCCAAATCCACATCTGCCAAACTATATTTATCTTTGTTCATGAAACGCCAGAAAGCAAAGTTATGCTTCATAGGATTGACTTCCGTAACATGAAGGATATATAGAGCAAGACTAGAGGCGGCAGAGCCACGAGCAGGGCCGCACCAAATATCATGATTGTGACACCACGTCGCAATGTACTCCTGCAAAAGAATATAGTCTACTGCATCAACTGCAATAAACGTTTCCATCTCTTCGTTAAGACGGTCAACTACCTGTTCACGGGCAAAGCCATCCTCCATCGCATATCTAATAGAAGTTTCATTGAATAGTTTTGAACGCAAAAGTTCGGTAGAATTTGGAAAGACCTTTGGATACTTAAAAGAGGTATCAAGAGTGATACTCTCGACCATATCTGCCATTACATTTGTGTTCTGGATTGCTTCAAGATACACGGATTCTGGCAAACAATTTTGTCTCTGATATGCTTTTACGAGTTCGTCATAGGTCTTGAATGTTAAATCCCATCCAGCTTCATCATCATTAAACTGAACCTTTTTAGATTTTTGCAAAACCTTTCTCGCTTCTGCATGGGCATCATTCAAAGCATGAGTATCAGTACCGGCAATGAGCGGGATACCATATTTTTGACTTAGCTCATAAAGATAAAGATTATACTCCTTTTGCTTTTCAACATTATGGTGTTGGATTTCTAGGAAGCACCTATCTTTATGTTCTGCTAAAAATTCAATAAAACGATTTTTAATATCTTCGTTTCCCTTACATAAGATTCCACCAACACAAGCAGTTGTAATAATAATATTATCGCTTGTGTTAATAAGTTGCTCGAAAGTAATTCTTGGAGAGTAATATCTCTGTTCCTCTCTAAAAGCGATACTAGACAGTTTGTTTAACTCTTTTAGACCAGCGAGATTTTTAGCAATTAATACGCAGTGGTAATTGTCACGGACTTTGTGTGGGGTTGGGTTATCTTCTGTCTCCCACCAAAGCTTCTCAGCTACATAGATTTCAATTCCGTGCAAATACTTCATTCCTGCTGCTTCAATGGCATCCTTTTTCTTTTTCCATAAGAAAAAGTTACCATGCTCAGAAAAGCACAGAGCGTTCATTCCGCACTCTTTAGCACGAGCAACGTAATCCTGATATTTGGTGACACTATCCATACCAGCGCCAGATAGATTAGAAATATCTGTGTGACAATGGTAAATCGTATAATTATTCAAGTTACCAACTCCTTTCTATTACTATTATATACAAAAATAGTGCATCTGTCAAGATGCACTATTAATTTATTTGTTAAATTTTAGAATGGAAGATTTGGTTCTTGTGTTGATTCTGTTGGGATATCAGGTTCAGAGGTAAACGTAGGAGTAGGATTAAATTTAAGTTCAGGAATATTAGCAACAATTCTCTTGCTTAAATTATCATCATAGCGAATCTTGTTACCAAGCTCACGTTCCCAGCGGTAACGCATATTAAGCTCTTGTTCATCAGAAAAAATACGCATAGAGCAATTGTCATAATACAATTTTAGTTTGCTACCAGCCTTGCCCGATTGACGGTCTTTGACAACTGATAGCTGAAAATCATAACCCTCTGAATCTTCGTTCAGAATCTTACAAGCGATACATCTGTCAGCAATGTTGGCAATTTCCATTGCTCCGGCAACGCTTTGCAGACCAACTTCCGTTTCTCCTTGGGCAAGTTTGCGAGAGTGAGCAACAAGGGCTACTTCAACAGGATATTTACGAGTAAACATTTTAACCTGTTTGATAAAATCTGTCTGTTTTTCCAGTTTAGTATCGCCAGCGCAACCTCTTAAATCAAGACACATCAAGTTGTCAATCACAAAACACGTTGTATTATAACGACGGTAAGCATAATCCATCTGCTGTAACAAACTCATACTCTCTGTGCTTAGAGAACTGTCGTCTGAACAGTCATCATATACAAATAGATTTTCGTGATAATATTGACGGATTAAATCTGTAGCCTGTTTTGATACTGCATAGCCCTTTGGACGGTCTGGGCCGTTATCATATTCGATAATATGACGGTCTCCCGCAAGAGGTCTAAAAATATTACCCAGCAAGAACTGAGCAGGGATTTCGCCAGAATAAATAAATACGTTTTGATTTTGCTCCAATGGAGCGGCTACACAAATCTGATTTAGTAGGCTACTTTTGCCATTTCCGGCAAGAGCTGTAATCAAAGTAAGCGTGTTTTCAAAATTGCCGTATAGAACCTTATTTAAAGCTTTAATTCCAAAAGAAATGTTTGGCACATTCTGTAGCTGCATCTCTTCGTAATCAAACAGATGTTTAACGCGAGGATTTTCTACCGCTTTAGCATCTGCAATCATTTTTAAAACTGCACTGCCATCAATAGCAATCATCACATTATTAGCATCTGTTTTACGAATAGGCTTCTCTTGGTTAAATTGCTTGTAATATTCTTCGACAGCTTCTTGTGCATAATCAGGAGACTCTACAATATAACAACGATACTCACCCAGTTTTTGAACAATCTTCTTTGTTCCTTCTTCGCCAGCAGTATCATTATCAAGCCATAGGATAATCTTCTTAAATTTCTCAAGAAAGTCGAAGTTATACTTAATCCAATTTAGGTCTGTTGCTCCCCCCGGAATAGACACTACATTGTGACTACCAGACTGCCATACAGCCATAGCATCAAGATTTCCCTCCGTAACAATTAGAGGTTGGGTAATATCAATATTGTTGATATTAAACAGAGAATAACAAGGAGAACAATCACCCTGCCACCAATACTTAGACTCTCCATGCTTTACAGCGTGAGCATGACGATATTTTACACCAACTAAACGACCATTAATATCTTTGAACTTAAATTGAACGTCACCTTTTTTGGTTTGTCCAATATCAAAAAACTTAATAGTTTCTTCTGTAAATCCACGCTTCTTTAGATAAGCAGTAGCATTAGAATTGTCTTCAACAGAATCATCAACAGGGAATTTATAATTCTCTAGGCTTTCACGCTCATCATAACCAAAGCCACGCTTGAAATCAAATTCAATATGGCAACGGTCAAACAGACGCTTTAGAGCTTGTGCATAAGTTTCATCATAAGCGTACATATACGCATTGATGATGCTATAATTGCCACCATTACTAAAATCGTGGTAACAAAGGTCTTTTTTGTTCCAAATAAAACTAGGGTTAGAATCGCTTGAAAATGGAGAAGAACCCGTTAGCTTCTCTTCATCAAAATTACGAAGATTCATTAGCTTCGCAATCTCGATAGCCTGTTCTTCATTTCCAAGCATTTGTTCTGCTTCTTTAATTTTGTCGAGCAAATCTGCCATATTTAAACCCTCTCTTTTTATTGGTGACTTACACAGAGTCCACAGCTATCTTTATAACCACAAAGATTTCTTCCGTAGAAGTCATTCTTGTAATCCAAAAGTTCTGAATACTTCTTGTGTCCATTACCAAACCGTAATTTCTTCGTATCTGTATTATAGTACGGATTTTCAATTTTTACAATAGGGTCTTCAAGCTCTACGCAAAAATTATTTGTCTCTTCGACCTTGAAATTATCCCAGTTTACAGAAAGGATGGCATCAATGGTACGTTTCGCCCAGTCCATAGCCATGCGATATTCTTTCTTGTCAAAAGGAATAACTACCAATTCACCCTTGCGGAACATATTGAAATAAAGGGTTTTAGGCCATTCACCATACTTCTCATGAACTGCATAAGCATATAGATATAACTGTTTTGCATAATCTGCGAGTTCTTCTTTTGACTTAAATTTAGACTTAGATTTATGGTCAATAATAATTAATCTACCACTCTTTTTACTTCTAGCAATAAGGTCAACTTTACCATTAAACAGAGCGTAATCAGTAATAGGAATTTCAAACTCATATTCCGATTCAAGAATCTCCCAATTTGAATATCCTTCAAAATTGGTGAAATAATTCTCGCCATCTGCGTAATAGTAAGGATATAAGTCTTTTGAAAATGTATCAGACATCTTTACGACAAAGCTAGACGGAACTTCTGTTTGAAAGTTATCCTGATAATAGGATAACATCTCCCAAATTTCAAGCTGACCTTTCTCATACATTTCAAGAATCTTATGGCAGAATGTGCCAAACTCACTTAAACCACTTTTATCATTTTTCTTTTCATGCAAAACGTAGTTTTTATAATAACAAATTGGACACTCACCAAAATTCTTTAGTTTAGAAAATGAGAAAGTTGGTAGTTTCTTTTGCTTCTCTTCTTCCATACTTTCCCTCCTTTAATACAAAATAGCCACCACCGAAAGGTGGTGGCTAAAACCATCAATTATTTTTAGTTAAATTTTACTTAGAAAGGAAGGTCATCAGAGCCAGAAGTAGCGTTATCAGCGGGAGCGGATTCTGTCTTCTTTGCATGAGTATCGGATTCACCCTTTGCGCCACCATTAGAGACAGGGCAGAAACCCCAACGGTCTACAATATGACTCTCACGAGTAATCTTTGTATCCTTTCCATCACCTTCGGTAGTACGGGTGTCAAAATGACCAGTAACTTCAATACCAGACCCCTTCTTGAAATACTTGCAAATAGCCTCGGCAGTCTTACCAAAAGCAGTGAAAGTGGGGAAAATAGGACGACGTTCACCATCCTTCACAGGAACGTCCTGTGCCAGACTAAAAAATACATACTTATTACCGTTAGAGTCCTTTAGTTCAGGGTCACGAGTAAAACGACCAGAATAAACAAACATATTCATAAATTAAGTCTCCTTTATAATGTTAAATATATTATATATTAAAACTTGACTTATGTCAAGCATTGTCCTTCTTTTCAGAAGATGCTTCGTTCTTGGCAACAAGGTCAACAAGAATCTTCTTTGCCACATCAATATCACTAATAGAATTGTAGTTTGCGCTACCATGATACTTAGTAATGATAGCCATCAGTTCAGGCTTAGTAATCTTTTTATCCGAAACAAGGCTCTTTGCCAAACCATCAATCTGGATAATAGTTGCCTTTAGTTCATTCTGAACAACAGGGTCAATAGGAATTTCTTCTGGCAGGTCTTCGCCAGCATACACAAATAGACCAATACCAAACATAGCCAGATTCTTAACGAGACAACGCATAATAGCCTTGTTAATATCAAACATAGTAGCAACTTCTACGGTCTTCATTTCCGTGCCAGTCTTTTCCTTGCGACGAGTCTGAGGATTATACTCATATTTTGCAACTTCATACTGATACGGCTCATCACGCATGGCCTTGTTAGCTCCGTCCATAACAGGAAGCCACATATCATGAGTAACGCCCTTCATGGTCACACTAGTATAAACTATATAACCAGTCTTTGGGTCGAAAGTATAAGGAAGCTGAGCCTCACCAAACTTCTTTACCTCATAAGACCAATCAGGACATACCTTTGAAACTTCTGCAACTGCCCAAGGCCAAGATAGATACGACAGCCCGTTCTTCTTCTCAATATGGCTACTTGCATCAAGATAATATAGCGTATTGAAAATATCACCAACTGTATTAGGAGCCTTCTTTTCTTCTGCCATTATATAATTCTCCTTGTTAAATTAGTTGTTATTGTTCTTAACAAAATTCTCACGACGCTTCTTGCAATTAGCGCAATGACAAGGGAATGTACCATGAGCATTAAACCATTCTGCCATCTTTGCTTCCTTTACAGGGAATACGCCACCACAATCAACACAGGTATAGTACAGAATCTTTTCGGGCTTATGCTTTACCTTGTCTTCTACAGGTTCAATCATATTGATGTGTCTTTCTTCCATTTTTATTCTCCTTTATTAGTTATTGTGGAAATGTTCTTCAACAAAATAGTCGTAAGCACACTTCATATCTTCAATCTTGCCACACATATCATCTGCGATGCGCTCTTCCTTATCGGCAATATCCATCAGGTTCTTGGCGATTGCACGAAGATTCTTTGCCATAGTCATGTGCTGACCGATGCGGTCATCAGTGGAAAGAATATCAAACTTCTTCTTTGCAAGAGCCTTACCAAATTCTGCATCATACTCGTCATTATCACGAGGACGAACGTGACAAGTAATGCGCTTACCCGGAACTTCAAACTCTCCAATCTTCGTGTGAACAGTCAGACGCTCAGTAGAACCATCAGCAACCGTAGTCGTGTTAAAAATCTTCGTAATCATTTTGTTTCTCCTTAGTTTTTTTTGTAAATAAAAGTCGTTTTTCATGAACCAGTCGGGATTGGTTTCTATATAATATTATACTCAGAAAAAATCGTTTGTCAAGAGTTATTTGAAACTATTTTTGATAAATTTTCCGGTTCTAAAAAATTATATGCCGTATATCTACACAGACATAGCTTCTGCTTCTCAGAAACATACCCATGAGCATCATAATATGACACAATATTTCTGCATAACTTCCGATAATCTGTTTCTGGCTTATTCTTAGAGTTAATCATATCGTTAATTTGATATACAGTAAACTCCTTATATAATCTATCAATAACTTCTTGTCTTGGTAGACGCACAGGTTTCTGCACATCAAATAACATCTTTAAACCCATGCGGCATCACCATTACTTTCTGGTTTTATGGTCATTCATACAACGAATAAGAAAATCATATACATCAGACCAGTTATTCAACTCTGGACTAGAACCATCCGCAAACTGAATATCACCAAGTTCATAATCACGAAGATAATTACGCTCATAGCACAGATATCCGAGCCAGTCATCTTTGAGGTCATCAAACTGTTCTTGAATAACGTACATAATTGCACCCTCAAGACTACAACTCATAATATTAGAATCATCATCAAACTTCTTAAACACATCATTAATAGCTGTTTCAAAGTCATCATGCTTTGTAATAGCCTCCATGACTCTTACGAACGCCTTACGACTAATCATTACCGTTCACCCCAATCATCCTTTTCGTCAAATAAGCAATACAGTACAGCTGAAAGTATAAAAACACCAACAAGAAACTCCATAAGTTCACCTCTTTCCAAAAATAATACCCATTACAATAATTGCCACAAAACACATAAATAAACAATACATACAAACTCTCCTTATTGTTTTATCTATAAGTATTATAACACATCATGCAGTTAATGTCAACATCTTATCCCAGCATTTTTTCGATTTCACAAATTTCATTTTCTATGCTCTTAATCCTCATTTCATAATAATTTCTCTTTTTACTATCACATTTTTCACTAACCTTAATTAGATGTTCAAGTTCACAGCTTCTGTTTTCCAGTTCTTCAAGCAAGAAATTGTTATATTCTTCTTGTTCAAATAAATTTTTATACTTCTTATATAAAATATAAATCTCTTGGCTTGGTCTACAATATGTTTTTCTCTTGCTACTATTCCCCTCTCCGCATCCATACATACACAATGCTCTCTCTACATTTCCTTCGCTCTTTTCTAAATAATACCTCAGCATCTTTACCCCACATTTAATATTAGTCTTTTCATTATATAGTTCATCTTTACTCACACCTAAAAATTTAAGCACATCCTTACTTGTACTAATCTGCATCAGTCCTCTATACTTTGTTCCCACACTTCCCTGAAATCTACTCTCATGTTCCACAATCCCAACCACTAATGCTCTCATGTTTATATCATACCCATCTACC